CTTTACCTATCATGACAAAGAAAGTAATCGTGATTATGGTAAGATAACTTGCAGTCTTGTTGATGGCAACGGACTAAAAGTATTTTTTGATACAAGCATTACCGACCGCATGTTACCAGAAGATAAGAATTATTGGTATCAATTTTTGCGTGAATTGCGTCGTTATGCAAAATCACATATGCTTAACTTTGATGTTCGTGATATTAGCAAAGATGTATTAAGTCGCAGAGATTATGAATTTTTAACAAAAACAAACCCAGAGAAGAAGAAAATGAAAGAATCATTAGAAGAAAGCCGTGTTCTATGGAACCGCAAAGGTAAGGTTAGCGAAGGTAACCTTAACAATGTTCGTATTCATGTTGTTCATAACGAGCGCATGTTGGAAAATCCAAACAATCGTTTGTTAAAGGTTGATCGCATCTTCCTTGTAAATGAAAGTGGTGAAAAATTCCTTCTTCCATTTAAGAGCGTAAGTGGTGCAAAGGCAATGGCAAACCATGTTAGTCGTGGTGGCAATCCTTATGATTCAAATGGGCAAATTATTTCTCGTGCAGTAAACGAAATGCGTAATCTGGGACGCTTTGCAAGTGCTACTCGCACCCGTACATTTGAAGCAGCAGAAGCACATAATGTTATTCGTGCCGCACAAACTGTAAAAGAAAATTTAAAGCGTCATCTTAATCGTTTAAGCAACAATAGTCGTTCATTTAATGAAAGTTTAGAATCACTTGCTGAATTTCTTGGTGAACAGGTTGAAGATGTAACAGAAATGAAGGCATGGTTCACTCAGCAAACATATAATGAAAACCTTGACAATTATCTTGCAAGTGCTGCTGGTGCATATAAGAGACTTCGTGAGAATACTATTAACAAACTTGATGAAGTTAGCAATAGTGTAGAAAACAAGATTAAAACTCCTGAATTTAAATTAGTTCTAAAAGCTGACAGTGGTTTAGACAAGCTAATGACAAGCCGTAGCTATACCGATAGCAAAGCAATGGCCGTTGCTATTCTTGGTGATATTGCCAATCGTCTTGTTGCAAAAGATGGCGACGATGTAGCTAACTTTGCTGCACTCATGGGTGATCTTATGAGCAGTGAAGGCGAAGCATTTGGACAGCGCAACGATGATCCTGAATATAATCATGATAAAAAACTTGCTATTCTACTTGCACAAAAATACTTAAAAGAACTTAATCATATTAAGCAACATCCAGAAGATGAAAGCCAATATCGTCAAGATACTAATCGTAAGCCAGAAAAGATTAAAGGCAAAAAGACCGAAAGTGAAATCTTTGCCGAAGAAATCATGGGTATCGGTGAAGAACAGCAAGGCGCAAGCGTACAAGATATTACTGATGCGATTACTCATCGCATGATGAGCAGTGGTGTTGCAAATAAATTACTTCGTGCGCACGGTCTTGATAAGGTTATTGATGCAATTAGTGGCGTAGCATATCAACATGAAGGTGCGGAAGAACTTGGCAGCAGTGATATCAGTATCATGGTAAAGCAAGTTATGCAAGAACTTGGTATGCGTGAAGATGCTGTTGATGAAGGTGGTGAAATGGCTGCTTTAACTGTCGCTGCTAATTTAGCCAAAAAAAATCAAAGTCAAGAACCAAGAGAAAATCCCAAAAAGCCTGATGATGCATGGGACAAAGCATACAAAGATAAAATCCGTGCTGATGCAGCAAAGGGAAAATCAGTCGATCCGAAAAATCCTTGGAAAGATTATATGGGCGAAGAAGAAACAGATGAAGGCATTGGTAAAACATTAGCCGCTGGCGCACTTGCCGCTGGTCTTGGCGCTGGTGCCGCTGCTATGCAAGGCGATGATAAGCCAGTTCCTTATATGGTTAAACCCGCACAGCATGGTGGATATGAAGTAGTTTTAAAACGCAATCCAANTCACCAACTTGTAAATTTTGATGACAAAGAACAAGCAATGGCGTGGATTAAAGAAAAGATGAAGCCAAAAACAAAAACCGATCCATTTGAAGATGCTGTCAACGAAGAACCAAATGAAGGTAATGAATTTAGTGGTAAACTTGCAGCAGCAAAGGCTACTGGTAAGAAAGAATTTGAAGTAGATGGCAAAACCTATACTGTTAAAGAAAGCAAAGAAAAGGAAACCCCAATGAATAAGAAAATTATGGAAATGCGTAGATTGGCAGGTTTGCCTTTGATGGAAAACTATATCTATGCTCAAGAAGAAGAAAGCGATGAGCATGAGCAAGAAGAGCATGAAGGCAATGAGCCAAGTGCTGATGACAAGGCAGAATATGATCAAGAAGGTCGTATGGCCAAGGGCGAATTAAAGACTGCAAAAGATGCAGCAGCAGAATTACAGTCAATCCTTGATGATGAAGAAAATCTTCCAGAATGGGTACAGGCTAAGATTACAAAGGCTGTTGATTATCTAGATACTGCTCGTGATTATATGAAAGATAACGATGTAGAATATACTGACGAAAGCGTTACGGAAGCTGCCAAGAAGAAGCCAGATGCTGATGGCGATGGCGTTCCAGATTGGGCAGATAAGAAGCCAGGCAAAGATGACAATGCTGACGAAGACGATGATGACGATGACAAGTCAGAAAAGAAAGGCATTAGCGATAAGCAAGCCAAGTATTTTGGCAAGAAGAATGAATCAGTTTCTGAAAGCCGTGCAGCCGCCGATTTAGTATGGCTTCAAGCAATTGCAGGAATTAAGCGTAAATGAATTATGATTTAGCATGGCTCCAAGATTGGGCGTCCAAGCAAACATATACCAATAGTGGCAGCATGAGTTGGGCGGTTATAAGTCAGGTTACACCTAACTTTCCCAACCATGCGGTCAATATTGGACCAACAGAAGATGGTCGTTATCAGGTAACGCTAACTGGTGATATCATTAACGGCGAAACTGTTTATATTAATCCGCCAGCATAATTTTATATGGTTAATCCTATAAGATTAGCCATATGATTATCCCAATTTTTAAATTTGCTTATATGATTTAATAATTGAGAGTTATTTCTCTCAATTAATTTTTTACTAATATACCCATCCATTACTTGTTTTAATGCAATTTCTAATGGTAATTGAAAAAGAAGTTTTGTAATTTCTAAGTCACGCAATGGTGTATAAGTTAAAGTATTTCCCAAATGATGATGTTGATAATCATTGAGTAAGTTATTACAGATAAAATTATAACAAAATATCTTATTATTTTTAACTAACTTAGAAACTGGTTCATTAAATATCTTTATATTTTTATCTGAATTAAAATATAACTTATGATAAGAATCATTATATTGTTCTTGAGTTAATAGATTTGCGATATTTTCTCCATTTACTAAGCAATATAAATTTGCCGTATATGGACCACGCAACATATATTCATCGCCAGGTGCACCGCTTACAAAAATATTTGGTTCTAAAAAATGACTTATCTCATTGTATGCCCACGAATTTTTTAAGGTTTTATGATTTTTTAAATAGAACTCATCAAATTGAAAGAACTCTCCCTTCAATATCTCAACATTAGCAAACTTAATCATATAACTATAAACTAACATGCTATCTACGCCGCCGCTTAAAAATATCTTTAGTGGCAAAGTATTGTGTTTTACAAATGATTCAATCTTTTTATTAAGAAAATTATGTAATTTATCTAAGATAATATCTTCGGATAATGTGTCTTCTGTTAAATCATCTATTATTTTGAATTTTTGCTTAGTAACTTCATTTAATTTTATATGTACTAATTCACTTGAATATACATTATTTTTAAGTTGACTTAGGTTTGTTATTTCGCTATCATCATAATAGATAGGAAAACTTCTATATAAATCGGTTTTTATTTGAATTGCATCGTTGCTAATAACAATGCAGCAAAAATTACCAGTTGTGTTTGGCGTTTCTGATTCTACTATTGACTCAAGTATATTGTTTATATCAGCATAATCTGCGTATCCTTTATAAACTATTAGCTTATTGTTTATACGAGTAGAAATCCATCCATTGTCAGTATTGATTACCCAGTTGGCATATTCAAAGTGACATGAGAAATTTTCTTTTTTCGTGGTACTAATACTGAAAAACATAAAAATACTTATTGATATAAAAATGCAAGAAATTAAAAAAAAGATATTGCATCGTGTTCGTAGTTGATGTATAAATAGATATATGCAGTAGAGAGAGTTCTATTGTATATGGCACATATGGCAAAAAGGAAAAAAACATTATGGCTTCATTGGCAGAAATCCGTGCGAAACTCGCACAACAAGAGTCCCGTTCAACTGGCAACGGCAACAACAGCGGCAGAGACAATGCCGTATACCCTCACTGGAACATCCCCGAAAATGCAACTTCACGTATCAGGTTCTTGCCTGATGGCGATGCAAAGAATGACTTTTTCTGGGTAGAACGTGCAATGATCCGCTTGCCTTTCGCAGGCGTTAAGGGTCAGATGAACAGCAAACCCGTGACTGTTCAGGTTCCTTGTATGGAAATGTGGAACGAAACTTGTTCCATTCTTACAGAGGTTCGCACATGGTTCAAGGACAAGAGCCTTGAAGAAATGGGTCGTAAGTATTGGAAGAAGCGTTCTTATCTTTTCCAAGGCTTTGTACGTGATAATCCACTTACCGAAGACAGCACTCCTGAGAATCCAATTCGTAGGTTTGTAATTAGCCCAAGCATTTATCCTTTGATCATTGCTGCATTGAAAGACCCTGATATTGAGGAACTACCGACAGACTATGATCGTGGTCTGGACTTTAGTATCACTAAAACTAGCAAGGGACAGTATGCAGATTATGCTACCAGTAAGTGGGCCCGTAAGGAATCAGCACTCACACAGACTGAACGTGCAGCAATTGATGCATTTGGTTTGTTTGACTTGAAGAGTTTCCTTCCAAAGAAACCTGGCGATGCTGAACTTAAGATCATCAAGGAGATGTTTGAAGCATCTGTTGATGGTGCTACCTACGATGAAAATCGTTGGGGTCAGTATTACAAGCCAAGTGGCATGGGTAATAACCCAGATGCAGATGATGTACCATCTGCTCCTGCTGCAAAACCTACTGTGGCATACAGCCGTCCTACGGCAGTTCAAGAGGATGATGTTCCTTTTGATACCGATGATGCTCCCGTTGCATCTGCGCCAGTATCTACCGCTCCTCGTGGTGATAGCAGCCAGAAGGCAGCAGACATCCTTAGCATGATTCGCAATCGCAAAACTGCTGAATAATCTGAAAAATAAGGGACAGGATTATTGACAATCCTGTCCCAATTTCATATAATAATTTAATAAAGCTAACAAAGGCATAATCATGGCTAAACCATTTGACATATCAAAATTTAGGAAAGACCTAACCAAAGCAATTCCAGGCATGAGTGTTGGATATAATGATCCAACTGATTGGGTCTCTACAGGAAATTACACACTCAATTATCGTATCAGTGGTGATTTTAACAAGGGTATTCCTCTTGGAAAGGTAACCGTATTTGCTGGTGAGTCTGGCGCTGGTAAAAGTTATATTTGCAGCGGTAATATTGTCAAGAACGCTCAGGATCAGGGAATTTATGTCATTCTTATTGATACTGAAAATGCGCTTGATGAAGATTGGCTAAAAGCACTTGGCGTTAAGACTGATGAAGATCATCTTCTTAAGCTTAATATGGCAATGATTGATGATGTCGCCAAGACTATCACCAACTTCATGGATCATTACAAGGCAATGGCAGAAGAAGCGCGTCCAAAGGTTCTATTTGTAATTGACTCTCTTGGCATGTTGCTTACTCCAACCGATGTTAATCAGTTTGAATCAGGTGATTTGAAGGGTGACATGGGTCGCAAGCCAAAGGCATTGACTGCCCTAGTTCGTAACTGTGTTAATATGTTTGGTTCTTATAACATTGGCATGGTTGCAACTAACCATACCTATGCTTCGCAAGATATGTTTGATCCAGATGATAAGATTTCTGGTGGACAAGGATTTGTGTACGCTTCTTCTATTGTGGTTGCTATGCGCAAATTGAAATTGAAGGAAGATGAAGATGGCAACAAGACCTCGGAAGTAAATGGTATTCGTGCCGCATGTAAGGTAATGAAAACTCGTTATGCTAAGCCATTTGAATCTGTACAAGTTAAAATTCCATATACTACTGGCATGAGTCCTTATAGCGGTCTTATTGAAATGATGGAAGATGAAGGTATTCTTGTCAAAGAAGGCAATCGTCTTGCATACACTAGTCCAGTTACTGGTGAAATCATCAAGGAGTTTCGCAAAAACTTCACTGATGATCAGTTGGATATAATTATGGAAGAGTATAATAAGCATACTCCTATTACTAAGAAGGAAGAAGTAGAAGATGAGTGATACAAGTGAATTACTTGTTCAATTTTGGCAAACCGTCAAAGAATATATTTCAGCAAAAGACCGTCAGGTAGCAGCCGACCATGTTATTAATGAGTTGGTTGAATTAGGCATAACAGATCACGATTTACAAGAACTAGCCGTTGATAGTGCCATGCGAGCAGCTATTGCTGAGCATCTTGATGTGGAAGAATCCGACGAAGACGAAGATGACGAATGAGTAACTGGTATACCAAAGTAAGTCAAAATATGGGTGCAATTCCAGATTTTATTGCGCATTATGAAACTGAACTTAATGGAGCAAAGCGTGATATCAACATTGGTGGTATCGTGGAAAAAAACATAAGTGGCTTACCTGGTATTACCGAGCATCGTTTTAATCAGTTGCAAGAAATTGAAGCAGTTTTAAATTTCTTGAACATTCAATTGCGTAAAGTTCGCCGTAAACATTTCCAAAAGTATTTGGAACATTATGCTCGTGCATTGAGTGCAAGAGATGCTGAAAAATATGTTGACGGCGAAGATGAAGTTATTGATTATGAAACCATTATCAATGAGGTTGCACTACTTCGTAACCGTTGGTTAGGTATCATGAAAGCACTAGAAAGTAAGAATTTTATGTTGGGTCATTTGGTTCGACTTAAAACCGCAGGCATGGAAGATTTTACAGTATCATAAATTTATGTCCGCATATAATCAGAAATATATACAAGTATCAAAGGAATTATCAATGAAAAAGGCACTTATTACAGGTATCGCAGGTCAAGATGGCAGCTACTTGGCAGAAATGTTGCTAGACAAAGGCTATGAAGTTCATGGTCTTATTCGTCGTAGCGCAAACTTTGATCACCCAAATATTCAGAATGTTAAAGATAAAGTAACATTCCATAATGGTGATCTAAGTGACTCAAACAGTATTCGCAATCTTATTGACAAGGTTCGTCCTACTGAAATTTATAACCTTGCGGCACAAAGCCATGTCAAGGTATCGTTTGAAATGCCAGAATTAACTGGTGATACCAATGCCCTTGGACCATTGCGTATTCTTGATACTATCCGTAGTCTCAAAATGCAAGATGATACCAAGTTTTATCAGGCATCAACCAGTGAAATGTTTGGTATTCAGAAGTTTAATCCGCAGAAGGAAGATACGCCATTCTATCCTGGTTCACCGTACAGTGCAGCCAAGTTGTATGCTTATTGGATCACGGTAAACTATCGTGAAAGTTATAAGATTTTCGGTTGTAACGGTCTTCTATTCAACCATGAGTCTCCTCGTCGTGGCGAACTTTTTGTTACTCGTAAGATTACTAAGGCATTTGCCAACATGGTCTTGGGTAAGCAGAAGGTGTTGGAACTTGGAAACATGGACTCACTTCGTGATTGGGGACATGCCAAGGATTATGTTCGTGCAATGTGGATGATGTTGCAGCATGATAAGCCAGATGATTATGTTGTTGCAACAGGTGTTCAAAGTAGCATCCGTGATTTCTGTAATTCAACTGCCGCATACTTTGGTATTAAGTTAAATTGGGAAGGCACTGGCGTTGATGAAGTTGCTCGTAATGCTGTAACTGGTGAAGTTATGATCAAGGTTAATCCAGAGTTTTATCGTCCAGTTGATGTTGTCAACATTCAAGGCGATGCTACTAAGGTTCGTGAAGTTCTTGGATGGAAGCCTGAGTATACACTTCAAGACCTTGTTAATGATATGTGCGCAACTGATTACGAGTTAGCAAAACGATGAGTATGATTCTTGCTCCAATCGGCGTTGGAGAATTGTATGATAAGATTACAATTCTTCAAATTAAATTGCAAGAGATTGCAGATTTTGATAAACTAAATCATATCAGGCGTGAGTTAAGTGAACTTATCTCACTCACTGGAAAATTTGAGGATGTTGATTTGGCGCAAGAGATTGCAGAATTGTTAGAAGTTAACAAGGTTATTTGGCGCAATGAAGACCTTGCAAGAACATATGGTTCTACCGAAGACAAAAAACCATATGATTTGGACTTTGTTCATATTGCAAGTTCAACTTATGCTGCCAATACTCGTCGTGCTCAAATTAAACAAGTTATCAATAAAAAGTGCAATAGCACTATCGTAGAAGCAAAAAGTTACACATGAGGAATTATCAACAATGAAGAAGATTTTAGAATTAGGCGATCACTATGTAAGTGATTTTATGAAGCCAGGCGCAGAAATGCGTGAAACAAAACCATGGAGTCTTGATCTTTATCTTGACGAGACTATGGGAGCAGTTCGTCTTGACGGTGTAGCCCCACTGGACAAGATGTATGGACAGTATTGGTATCGTTCGGGCATCAATACTAGTATGACGAAGCAGTTAGGTGAAATCGTAAGCGAAATCACAAGCCGTGTAAAAATCAACGATGGGGATATCTGGTTAGATATTGCCTGCAACGACGGCACTCTGCTTCGTCAAGTACCTAATAATATGATTAAGTTGGGAATTGATCCTGCTGATGATTCATATTTGGAAGAAAGCAGCAAGGTCGCAGAAGTTAAGCAAGACTTTTTCAGCCGTGAAGCATACGATAGTCTTGGTCATGGTGAGGAAAAGGCAAAGGTAATCACTTGTATTGCCATGTTCTATGACTTGAATGATCCTCGTCCATTCATTCGTGATGCTCATTCTATCCTTGCAGAAGATGGTGTATTTGTTCTTCAAATGAGTTATACTCCACTTATGTTGAAGCAGTTGGCATTTGATAACATCTGTCACGAACATGTTTATTACTATGATCTTCGTAGTATTAAGAAGCTGTTTGAAGATGAAGGCTTTGTTCTTCGTGATTGCTCGCTGAATGATACTAACGGTGGTTCATTCCGTGTTACTTTCCAGAAGGCTAGCAGCGATATCAAGACTTTTGCAACTCAGCAAATTCGCGATGTTTGTGAGTTCCGTGTTAACTCTACTCTTGCTTATGAAGAGCAGAATTGGGATATTACTGACGAAGCACATTGGAAGGCATTTGGTGACAATATCTGGTCATTGAAGCAGCAGGTTCTTGATTTCTTGCATCAGGCTAAGGCAGAAGGCAAGAAGGTTTATGGATATGGTGCATCAACTAAGGGCAATACTCTTCTACAGTTGTTTGGCATCACGCCAGACCTTATGACTGCTATTGCTGAACGCTCACCATATAAGTTTGGTTTGCAGACTGTTGGAACTAACATTCCAATCGTAAGTGAAGCAGAGATGCGAGCAGCAAATCCAGATTACTTGTTGGTTCTTCCTTGGCACTTTATTGATGAGTTCGTAAAGCGTGAAGGTGACTTCATCGCCAAGGGCGGTAAGCTAGTAGTTCCTTGCCCAACCTTCCAGATTATTGGATAATCTATGGAAAACATAGTATTCTTTAATCATTGGCATTATGGCGACCTATTCTCCACGCGAGGATGGGTTGCCGATATCAAGAGACAACTTCCAGAAACAAACTTCTTCTATGCTCATAAGAAGAATCCTCGTGCAATTATTGACCTTGTGGAGACGCTAGATGACGAAAACAATGCAGCGGTTCTTGGTGGCATTGATCAGTGGAATCGCTTTGGCAGTGACGACGATACCATCCTTATTAATACTTGGGTGGGATCATATATGGGATTATGGGCTAACACCCATCCTTCTTACATTAGCCATCACCGCATTGTGGGCGAGTGTTACAATAATCTTCGTCAGCAATTTGACATTGACCTCAAACTAAGTGACAATGTATGGGATTATGTTCCACAGATTGATTATAGTAAGTACAATACTAAGGCAGTTGACGAGTATAAAAACTTTACAGGAAATGTATATCTATTCTGTAATAGTGAAGTAGCAAGCAAGCAAAGCAGCATGGACAATATGCAAAAGATTATTGAATATGTTGCTTCAAATCACTCCAAAGATACCTTTGTTGCAACTGAAAAGTTTGATACTAAACTTGATAATATCCTATTCACGAGCGATATCTTTAGTGATGCTTGTGACTTATGTGATATTAGTTACCTATCAACTAAGGTAAATCTAATCGTTGGTAAGAATAGTGGACCATTCACTTATGCTAATACCAAAGATAACTTGCTTGATAAAAACAAGATATTTGTGAATTTTAGTCATAAGCCAGAAGATACATTGCCATATGGATTGGATATTAAAGCTGATTTCCGTCATAGTAATGTAACTTATGCAAGCCCAGCAGTGAAAATTATTGAAACTGCTATCAATGATATCTATAATAACAAACAGGTATCTGGTTTTAAGAATGCGTAAAATAGCAATTGTAATGAATAGCGAGACAAACTGTGGGATTCATACCTATGGTTTGTTCTCCTATAATATTCTAAAACAATCGCAGAAATATGAGTTCATGTTAGTAGAAGTCAATGGACCTGAACAGTTCTATGACTTCTACAATGAATATATTGTTGATGGCATTATTTGGAACCATCATCCATCTACCATGCCTTGGTTAACTGAACAGGTTCTAGCATCAACTGGTATTCCACAGTATGTTATTACAGGACATGATAATTATAATATATTTCCTCATATGACGCATCATTTTGTTTGTGATCCTACTTTTGTAGCAACTGAAACGCATAGTCCGATTGGTCGCCCATTAATATTCTATGATGATATTAAGTATTCACCGCCTGGTGAGACATTAAAGATTGGTTCGTTTGGCTTTGGTCAGCATACCAAGAACTTTCCTCGCATTATTGAACTAGTCAATGAACAGTTTGATGAACCTGTTGAAGTTAATATCAATATCTCATATGGTGCGTATGTTGATATGACAGGCGGACTTGCTCACAGCATTGCTGATCATTGCTGTGCTATTGCCAAACCAAATGTCAAGGTTAACATCACTCATGATTTCATACCAGACAGATACAGTCTTGCAAAGTTCTTGAATAACAATGATCTTAATATGTTTCTATATGCTACTCAACCAGGTCGTGGTATCAGTAGCTGCGTAGATAGTGGGCTAACCGCCATGAAACCTATGTTATTAAGTGATAGTAACATGTATCGCACAATGAACTGGAAACAAGAATTACTAGCAGAAAAAAATACAATAAAAGATACAATTGCTCGTGGTCTAGAACTTACTAATGAGTTCCGTGATCATTGGAGCAATGAAAATTATATAAAAGATTTTGAAAGAGTATTGGACAAAACATATGGATAAGAAAGCAATCGTAATTGGTGCAGGTGGATTTATTGGCAGTCATGTTGCCAAGCGCCTTAAAGCGGATGGATATTGGGTTCGTGGTGTTGATTTAAAAGCACCAGAATTTAGTAGTTCAGCTTGTGATGAGTTTTTTATTGGAGATTGCCGCAATCCAAAGGTAGTTGATTTTATTATTGACCAAAAAGTGGATAGAGTATTCCAACTTGCTGCCGATATGGGTGGTATTGGATATATTGGCAATGTAGACAATGATGCTGATGTTATGCGAAACAGTGCAAGCATTAATATCAATGTAGCAGATTCTGCACAGCGTCAAAAGGTTGATCAGGTATTTTTTAGCAGCAGCGCATGTGTTTACAATGAATATAATCAAGTAGACCCAGAAAATCCTGATTGTCGTGAGGATACTGCTTATCCTGCTCATCCTGATACTGAATATGGATGGGAGAAGTTGTTTAGTGAACGCTTGTATATGTCATATAATCGTCAGTATGGTATGCGCAATCGTGTAGCTAGGTTTCATAACATCTTTGGTGAACACGGAACATGGCAAGGCGGCAAAGAAAAGGCACCAGCGGCTATTTGCCGTAAGGTAGCAATGGCCAGTGATGGCGAATCTATTGATGTTTGGGGTGATGGTTTACAGACTCGTTCATTCCTACATATTGATGATTGTGTAGAAGGCGTAATGCGTCTTATGGATAGCGATTTTACTGGTCCAGTTAACATTGGTAGCGATCATCTTATTTCTATCAATGATTTGGTAGCAATGGTATGTGATATTGCTGGTAAAAATCTTACTATCAATCATATCGCTGGACCACAAGGCGTTCGTGGACGCAACAGCAACAATGATCTTATTAGGGAAAAACTAAATTGGGTGCCTAAACAAGATTTGCGTAGCGACATTGAAAAAACATATCGTTGGATTGAAGAACAGGTAAAGGCAGCACAGCAATGAAAAATCGCGTATTATTCGTAACACAAACTCTTGGATACAAGGCTGCTTGCGGCATTGGTCTTATTGGCAAACTTATTGGCGATACTCTTATGAAGCATCCTGATTATGAGTTTGCCGTTGTTTATACAGATGATTGGAGCGGCGTAAGTGCTGCTTATAATCAATTTAATCCTAAGTGTATCATCTATAACTATGCACCAGGCACAACACCTTGGATGGATAATGCTGCCGCTCGTTCCGCATACAATGTTCCACAGGTTCGTATTATGCATGATATGTTTCAGCGTTTAGCTGATGAGTTTCATCCTGACAATCATGGTGGTTGGCAGTATTTGCTTGCAGATGATCCAAGTGTAATAGGCAATGATCGTGTCTTTATAACGAATAGATTGCTACCGCCAACCACAACGCATGTCTATGCGGATGGTGACAAGCCAATCATTGGATTTCAAGGATTTGGTCCTCCTCATAAGGGAATTGCGCGTCTTGCTCGTCAGGTTCAAGAAGAATTTGACGAAGCTATTCTACGATTCCATATTCCATTTGGATATTATGAAGACCTTGTTCATGGATTTGCTGGTAGCAATGCCAATGCTCGTGTTCAAGAAGTTAAAGGCATCATTACTAAGCCAGGCATTGAATTGCAGTTTAGTCATGATCTAATGGAAACTGATGAAGTAGTTGATTGGTTAGCACATAATACTATTAACTGCTATCTTTATGATTATCTTGATGGATGTGGAATTGCAAGTTCGCCTGATTATGCGCTTGCTGCTCGTCGTCCTATTGCAATGACTAAGAGCCATCAGTTCCGTAATTTCTGGAATATTCAGCCAAGTATCTTTGTTGAAGATAAGAGCATCAAGGAAATCATTGCACAAGGTACTGCGCCACTTGAACCGCTATATGAAGCATATAGTGCTGAGAGCGTATATCGTGATTATAGTGCAATGTTACAGCGTTTAATACTGTAACATCGCAAATTCTAAACCAAGCAATGGAAGATTATAACTGGCAAGCCTATCAGCATTGCCAGTATAATTTTTTGTACTTTCTTCTAATACTTTAACCTTATTATAATCTAACATTTTAATATCACAGAACAACTTGGCAAGTTCGCTAAGTTTATACTTTTGACCATATACACAATTAAGTGACTTATGCTTAATTTTATTATCTAAAATTAAATCAATTACTTGTGGCAAATCTTCAATATTAAAATAATCATATTCTTGATCTTGAGCGATTGTAAAGTTTCTATCATTTAACAATCGTTTGAAAAAACGATTTGGTTCACTATAATGCGCTACTCCGAATAAGCGGAGGGTATAAAAATCTGGTAAATTATGTATAGCACGAGATATATCATTCTTAACGCGATCATAAGGCATATTAGGTTCAACATATAAGAAATCATCTTCATCAGCATATCTGATATCTCTTGCACTGTCATATTCCATGCCTGTTCCCAGATTAATAAACTTCTGGTACTTCTGTTGATTACTTAACAGATTTTGCCAAATTGCCCAATTGCGAGTATATACTTCTGGATTATCATCACGAACAAATTTACGACCCCATAGAGCAGTATGAATTAGGGCATGACACGCATTGCCATTAAGGAAGTTTCGCACACTGGCAGCATCTTCTAGGTCACATACTCCGCGATGAAGTGGAATAACTTGATGACCATATTCACTATAATAACGGCACAGATACTTGCCGATAAATCCTTCGCTGCCTGTAATTACAATTCTCATGATGACTCCCTAATAGTAATATATAGTATTAAACGGATTGAATCAATAAAATGACGCCACATGAAAGCCATCAACATAGCTTAAAAACACTTAATCATCTTGCAAATATGGATGATTATCTAATGGGAATTAAGAATGTTTGTGTGATGGGCGCTGGCATGGGATATGATGCCGTGTGGTGGGCATCCTTGACCAGTCCAGAAGGACGCAAGTATAATTTCAATGTAACTGCGGTTGATAGTTCGCCACCACATGGCTTGCAAAGTGTGCCAGGTATGCAATGGAAATTTGATGATTTTGCTTCTATTGAACTTCCACCACAAGATATTATATGGTGTCACAATACACTTCATCATGCGATGAATCCTGTTGGTACCCTATTCCATTGGCATCAACTTCTTCGTCAAGATGGATTGTTGGTTGTAGAAATTCCATATTCACTATCACTCAGCAGCCATATTGAACATAATACAGTTAATGTTAATATGTCAAGTGGCATGTATCATGTGTATACAATGAGCAGTCTAATCATACAGTTAGCAAGTGCTGGTTTTGATTGCCGCAATGCTAACTTCCAATTTGATAAAGAAAATGGATGGCTTCGTGCAGCAGTTTATAAGACGCAAGATGAACCGCGATTATACAGAAGTCTTTATGAATTAAAAGATACAAATAGACTTCCACAATGTTTAGATGCTATACTATTTGGAAATGATAACTTTAATGAAAGCGATTTAGTTCTAGAATGGATTGATCGTACTCAAAGTATACTTGCCTTATGAAAGAACATAAATGACAACAACTGATGAACTACTAGAAAAAATGCTTGCTTCTATGGAACGAATGATAGATGCCCAAGATGATATGTGGGAAGAAGAAAAGTATTCCAACTATCGTGAGCGTAATAAAATTAAAGAAGAAGTATTTTTGCCAGCCAAAAATGAGTTCAAACAATTATTCATAGAAGTGGTGAGTAGTATAAGGAATTAAAATGTCTAGCTGTGAAATTATAAGCGATGCTAATGATAATTCAAAAGTTGAAATAACTTTATATCAAAATGGAAAATCAACGGTTTATAATAATCTTTCTTTTAATTTGCTAGAAGGATGGCAAAAATTATCATTGCGAGTATTAGATGGTAAAGATTTAAATATTAGTGATATAAAGATAGATGGAAATAGTATTGAATTATTAAAATATACTAGTTGGTTTGTTGACGAACATGGGAAAAAAATTCAACCATGTACATGGGTAGGAAGTAAAAAAGGAATTTGGAATATAATATTACATTCTAAATTTATCACATTAGCAGAACGCACTTTTGATTCTACGCAAATGGTTAATTTTGTAAAAGATTTTGAAGATGAATATAAAATATATATTGATTTAGGAATAGAAGATAATTTTAAACATGAATTTACTCCACTTCTCAAACAATATTTCTTAGAGCAAAGTGGTATAAATTATTATCCAAAAGATAATTTAAAACAACTGCCGTATATCCCATTAAATTTAGAATTTGATGATGAAATTATATTCAATGAAATAATAAATTTAGAATATAAACAAAAATATCTAGACACAGCAAAAGATTGGTATGCTTGCCGTTTATTCAACCGAGATTTAAGTGTAAATTTGTTAGGAAATAATTTAAAAGAATGGTTGAACGCAAATGGATTAATTGATATAAATCATGTTACTGTCAGTATGGTAAAATCTGGCGGATATATTAATATGCATCGTGATCCTCCGCATATTTTTGCAGAAGGCAATCATTATCCAATACATATAACATTATTTCCTGATCAAAAAAGTATGTTAAAAGTATCTAATGCTGGTGTAATGCCCCGTTGTGCTAATATTTTAAATAATATTGGTTATGCCCATGCTGTTATTAATGACAGTGACATGGATAGATATGCTATCATTATTAATGCAAGACTTACAGATGATTTTATTTTAAGTCGCATGAAAAATATTGATCTGTGGGGGTCTCACAATTATTCATAGAAGTCATTAAGAGTGTCACGACCTCTGCGTAAAACGCATACCAGAGTTTCTTAAAAATCCCTTGTTTTCTTGTTGCACCGCACCATTTATAATATAAGTATTATTGCAATGCAAGGAGATAACAATGAAAAAAATTAAACAGATTTTAAAGAACCTCTTTCCATCACATGACGAATTAATGCAACGCAGATTTGAAAAGTTCATGGAAGGCGCAAGCGACCTTCGTGAGATTGAATATCGCCACTATCTTTGGGATCGTGGATATGGTCACCCAAAAAACCATAATTTTAATGGCATGAAAGTACATTACTAAATATTATTATAGGCAACCCGACGCAACAATGAACAGTCGCTGTGTTCGTCTATAACTAGCTTACCCCCTGCTACTATTCGTAGTAGTAGTCCATAACTTTCAGGAGTTATGTTGTTAAAAACCTCGCTTCATGCGGGGTTTTTTATTAAAATAATTATTGACAGATTATATATAATGGTGTAAGTTAATAATGTTGGTGATGCAAATTACTAACTGGTGGAGGGCCAACGCCCCTAAAAATAAAATAAAAAAGTTGAAAATAATTAAAAATAATTATTGACAACCTTATAAAGATGGTATATATTAAGAACATAAGCGGTGAAGAGAAAACGAAACTAGCGTAGAGGATCACCGTTAAAAAGTTTGGGGGCATAGCCTCGTTAGAATAAGTGCCGTGAGGCACCCAAAGCAGTAGCGTCCTACACGTCTGCGCCAGCAATGGTTCATCTATGCAAACCTGCTCACTAGGGAAACCTAGCCATCGGTTCGCCAACGGACGGTGGTAATAGTGAAGCAAGTGTTGTGGAAAGAACTTGTATCGACTAGCCCGACAAGGGAACTAGGGTACAAGAAGAGTAACAGGTGGTGCTGACCTCACGACGAAACCAACTTGCGAACTAGTATGGGAAAGGGTAGTGTATCGGTGCGAGCCTCGCAAGCAAGTGCTGGTATGCAGTTTGAGTGGTCTGCGGGTTAACCCCCATGGGTCGCAAAAAACGAATGAGTAGTCGGCAGACGAAAGTTACGTGGTGTGTTGTATTGGGTAGTCCAAAAGATTATTCAGCAGCAGTGGTAGCACATCGCAGTAGGTTACAATAACGCTCATTTGGTAGAGCAACTGTTATGATAAACAGTCGGCAATGGGTTCAATTCCCATTATTGATCAAAAACGCAAAGCCTACCACGGCTGAATGTGAAAGGTGTCTAATGCTTGGGGCGTAAGCCAACCAAGTCCAGCAAGGCTCGCAAGGCTGCGTTGGTTCATACTAGAAGGTTCGTAATCGCTTAGCGGCGGTGAATGGCTCGCAAGGTCAACGGAAAATAAGGTGTGGAATAGCATTCAGTGTCAAGTCTACTGCCTGACTTTAAACGGCGACATTGTAAGTGGACTAGGATACCGCAGGGGTCTTAGTGGATATCGGAAGAAGGCGGCTCGCAAGGTTGGCTATAATGTCCGAGGCACTTATGCAAGGCGTGTAATCTCAGCGTCTGCAAAAATAAAACCCCTTCGGGGGTTTTTTTATTGACTGTATATATAGTATGATATATATTATTATCTCGTGGGCTGCTAGTGATAATGGGAGCACGTCGCCTTTGCACGGCGAAGGTCAGAGTTCGATTCTCTGGCGGTCCACCAACATCAACAAGGGTTATTATGACTGATATCAAGATTTTCTGGCACGTGAATGAACTAAATGGTTGGAACCATGTAATGGACCAACAGTGGGACTTAATTGAAAAGTCTGGATTAGAAAAAGCTGCCAAGGAAATTGTCGTCTGTACAAATGGACAACCATGGACATTTGAAAGATGGGATCAGGAAAAGAACGCTAGCAAGTTAAAGAAGAAAACTACTCTTACTGGCGTTTATAAAGATGCATCACTTCATGAATTTTCAACCTTAAATTATCTTCATCATGTTGCCAACAATGCAGACGATGAATGTTATATTTGCTATATTCATCTAAAAGGATTGCTGCGTTGGGGTGACCAAAATGTTGGTGACTGGCGCGATTTTATGAATTACTTTACCATTGAAAAGTGGAAAGATAATGTTGAAGCACTTGATCAGGGTGCGCAAGTTGTTGGTACAAATTATAATACTGATCCATGGCCGCATTTCGCTGGCAATTTCTGGTGGGCAAAGCTAAGTTATATTAAAACTCTGCAACCACTTCATCATCCAGAAGATAAGTTAAATCGTGGATATACTCAGTTCAAGCCACATCCAACCAACCCACATTGGCGTTTTGACCATGAAGCATGGTTGCATAGTGGTAATCCAGAATATGTAGAATTGGCTCGTAGTCTAGAACCAGGTGAACGTCATTATCGTGAGCGTTATCCTCGTGCGAACTATGATGGAAGTTCAAGTGGAAAATCATAATCTATTTTCCATTCAATTTTAATATTATTATTTGAATAATGTGCTAATTCATCAAGTCTTTCGCTGATTAATTCATTGTCATACATCATTGCCACTAAAAATGTCAATGCTGTTTCCTTGTCTTTGAAATAGAAATTAGTAATTCGGGTAAGATTATTATTGATTAATTCTGTGGTTATCACTGAAATATTATTGCTTTGAAATAATTCAAGTTCAACCTTGTCTATCTTAAACTCAAAATTTGTATATGATTTTGGTGAATCATATGGTATATTTTCTTCATTTCTGGTTAATATTTTTGATATTTTTACAGCCATAAATTTACTTATTTTAATGCTTGACATCCATGAAAACTATGATATATTCATAATATAAACGGTTGATGGAGAAAACACAGATGGTTACATACGCAGGCAATACGGTTCGCGTTAAATCTGGCTCATTTAACGGTATTCCAGTTGAAAATATGGTCTTTCCAATTCTTACCCCATATACCAAAGTTGGTCGTGGCGGTTATATTTCTGTTGACGGCACCGTACCATTTAATCGCAAGCGTTGCCGCATTACTCTTGATGGCGCACACATGATCGAATATACAAATGAAAAGGCACCTATGATGACTGAGACCGTAATTCAATCTAAGACTAAAGAAACCGATGAACAGATTATTGAGCGTATTGCTGAGCGGTTTTCTATCCTTGAGGATATGACCACTGCTGTTAAAGAAGGCGATGTTCGCTCTATGATCGTTGTTGGTCCTCCTGGTGTTGGCAAGTCTTATGGCGTTCATAAGAAGTTGGACGAACATTCTCTTTATGATGAAGTTGGCGGTCGTGTCAAGTATCAGGTTGTCAAGGGTGCTATGACTGCTCTTGGTCTGTATGCCAAGCTGTATGAATTTAGCGATAAAGGTTCTGTTCTTGTATTTGACGATTGCGATAGCGTGTTGATGGATGAATTGTCACTCAACATTCTTAAGGCTGCATTGGATAGCGGAAAGCGCCGTACCATTCACTGGAACGCTGATAGCAATATGTTGGGTCGTGCGGGTATTCCCAACAAGTTTGATTTTCAAGGCGGCGTTATCTTTATCACCAACTTGAAGTTTGAGAATATCCGTTCTAAGAAGCTGCAAGATCATCTTGAAGCATTGCAGTCTCGTTGTCACTATGTTGATTTGACCCTTGATACTGAACACGATAAATATCTTCGTATTCGGCAAATTGCTAATAGCGGAGAATTGTTCCGCGATTACGATTTTAACAATGACGAACAAGAAGAAATTCTTGAATTTATGAAAGTCAATGCTCGTAAGTTCCGTGAAATGTCACTTCGCACGGCTCTTAAATTGGCAGACCTTCGTAAGAGCGTTGGCAATCGTTGGCAGCGAGTTGCTGAAATTACGGTAATGAGGAATGGAGCAAAGTGAGAACATATGAAATTAAAGGTGTGGTGACTAGAATCCATACCCCCACTCTCCAATTTTCGCTCACCGTTAATGCAAACGATCAGGCAAGTGCAAAACGCCTGATCGAATTGCAATATGGATTTGGTGGTGCTAAAGTAACTATCCAAAAAATTCAAGAAATCCATCCTAAGAAATAAGCAGCGATTTTCGCTGCTTTTTTATTGTAATTTGTGCCAAGATGCATTATATTAAACTTAATGTTATGTAAAATTATTATTCGTGATGAAATCAACTGTAAGCTTGAAGGTCTTGATGTAGACACTCGTCGCCGTTTAGTGACAAAGTTCAAGTATGAAGTTCCATATGCTCGTCATCTGCCTAGTGTAAAGCTAGGACGATGGGATGGCAAGATTGCATACTTCCAACTTGGTGGGTCAACCTATATTAATCTTCTTCCAGAAATTCTTGACTATCTTACTCAACGCAACTGGGAATTTGAGATTGAAGATCACCGAGCGGCGCGTGAACCATTTGAGTTTGCAGAGGTAGATGAGAATACATTTGCACATAAGACTTGGCCAGTGGGACATCCTGTTGCAGGACAGCCAATAGTTCTGCGTGATTATCAAATTGAAATCATTAATAAATTTCTTAACAACACTCAGTGTGTACAAAATGTAGCCACTGGTGCTGGCAAAACTATCATGACAGCAGCCTTGAGCCTTATGGTTGAACCATATGGTCGTTCTATTGTTATTGTACCTAGCAAAAGTCTTGTGTTACAAACAGAAGAAGATTATAAAAATCTTGGGCTAGATGTTGGCGTGTATTTTGGTGAACGTAAAGAATTAGGTCGCACACATACTATTTGCACCTGGCAGAGCCTCAACAGCCTTTATAAGAGCAGTAAAGGCACAGGAAATGAATGGACTATGCTTCTTAATGTGGCAGCAGTAATCGTTGATGAAGTGCATCAGGCAAAGGCAGAAGTTCTTAAAACAATACTTACTACCGAATTTGCAGAAGTTCCTATTCGTTGGGGATTGACTGGAACTATTCCAAAAGAAAAGTTTGAGCAAGTTGCGCTTCAAGTATCTATTGGCGATGTTATCAATCAACTTAGTGCAAGCACCCTTCAAGAGGCTGGTGTGCTGTCTAATTGCCATGTTAACATTGTTCAGACAGTTGAGTATAGTGACTTTAAAAATTATCAAGAAGAATTAAAATATCTCACGACCAATAAAGATCGTCTTGATCATTTGGCAAGTTTAATCAATGAGATTATTAAAACAGGAAACACACTTGTGCTTGTTGATCGCCGTGAATGTGGCGAAGAATTAGTAGCCAGATTGCCTAACAGTGTGTTCGTTCATGGAGATATGAAAAATGCAAACCGCAAAGAACACTATGATGAGATTGCAAATGTTAGCGATAAGATTATTGTTGCTACCTATGGAGTTGCTGCTGTGGGTATCAATATTCCTCGCATTTTTAATATGGTATTGTTGGAGCCGGGAAAAAGCTTTGTTAGGGTTATCCAATCTATCGGACGAGGCATTAGAAAGGCTGAGGACAAAGACTTTGTACAAATCTGGGATGTAACTGCTGATTGTAAATTTGCCAAGCGCCATCTTACTAAGCGCAAACAATTTTATAAAGAAGCTAACTATCCATTTACACAAGAAAAGAGTATCTACAAATGAAAGATATTTCTTTGGTGACGATAACATGTAAAAAAGATTTTAAAATTCTTGAACGGCAATTGATATCTCTTGATAGCTTTTGTGAGCCAAGCTTTACGCATAACATAATATTGAATGATGATTTAGAACATCTTCCTGAATTAATATCTCTCGTCAATAACTTTAAAAAATTTGATTATAAAATTTATAATTATTCAGATTTTGATTTGTCGCATCAATGGGATAATTTGGATTGGTATAATCAACAAATATTAAAATTATTATGTTGCAAAATAATTGATACTAATTTTTATTTAATAACAGATAGTAAAGATTATTTTACAATAAGTTTTAATCCTGTTGATTTAATAAGCAATGGAATTGCAGCACAAACACGTGCACAAGTAACTGGCGGTGGTGAATTTGAACAATATTATATAAATTCTTTTGAATTGTTTGACCTAAATCCAGATGATTATAGAAATTTTACAACTGATAGTCATACGCCTTTTATAATGGAAACATACTATGTTAAATCATTATTGACATATCTTGAAGAACAAAATATTAAGTTAAATCATTTGTTAGCCCCAAATCTTGATAAAAATGTTACAGAATTTTATCTTTATATTGCTTGGTTAGAAAAGAATAGTGTTAAACTAAATTGGACTGGGCAACTTATTACAGGTTGGAGATATTCTTACGAGGGACGAATACAATGAAAATAGCAGTGTGTGGTTGTTCGTTTAGTGCAATAAGTCATTTGCCTCAATATAAAGGAACTCATTGGAGTGAGATTCTTGCCGATAAACTTGGAGCAGAACTAATCTCTTATGCTCGTCAGGGAATCGGCAATAATGTTATTCGTTTGCAGATTGATGAAGCAATAAAAGAAAAAGCAGATTGGGTATTCATTGGATCAACTACCGAAGATCGTATTGAATTTCCAATGAACAAGTTTAAAAAAATTAATGATGGAAGTCCAAATCATAGTGCTTATCCTGAAAATCAATTAGGATATAAACCAGAACTTGGATTAAAGAATTTTAACTATGGCGATGCTCATCCTTATACAATGATTGCAGAAACTTTATTCAGTGTCATTGATAATTCAGATCATAATTATAGAATTATAAAAGTAGATAAGAATACAAGAATAGCAGTTGAAGGTTATGCTGCATTTTTATATGATGCTCATTGGAAGCGTCAAGTTGATAATTGGGTATTGCAAAGTGGACTATGGCGGTTGCATGAATTAAAAATCAAATTCTTGTTCAATCCATGGATTTCTGCTGTGCCTAATGCAAAATTTGAAGATATACCATCTTGGTTTGTTCAACAATATTATCTATCAAATGACTTTGCTTTCGGACAATTCTGCAAACAATATCCACATGAGCCAAATATAGACCCAGGCTATCATACAAGTCCGCAAGGACAACAAGCAATAGCAGAAAAATATTTTAATAAAATAAAGGAACTATCGTGAGAATTTTAACAGTAGATAATACAGTATTTGAAATGAATAACCTACCAGAACAAGTTGATGACTTGCGTTTCTGTGTACTAGATAATTCTAATCCACCAGAAGCAGATTATTATTTCTTGCCATTGGTGTTCTTAGAAAGCTTTAATGATCCAGCACTCGTGCTAAAGATTGGTGAACACAGAATTATGATGCCATATAATTGGCGTATTCTTATTGGCGAAGCAGAGATTGGTGATTTAGAAGCCTTGCCACTCACAAAACTTAATGATCGTGGATTCCAAGCATTTACATTTAATCCAATTAGTTCATTTCGTGCAGCATTTATGAATATTGAAATTGAAGATGTTTATCAAGATGTGCGTTGGTATTTTCCTAAACTAAAAAATGGACAGCTATTATGTGTTCCATTAAGTGATGGACCAAAGCCAGTGTGTGCATACTTTGTTAAAGAAATTTCCCGTGCAAGTGAGACTATTGACATCCAAAACATTGTATGATAATATCTTATTATGAGCATTGGAAACGGACTGCCGCCAAAACGTTATTATACAGATGAATATTTTGAGTGGCTAGAGATTCTCAAAGCCACTGAGACTAATCCTACGCTTAAAGATGCGGCAGATCAGTTGCGTTCACTATATTATGCAAGTGTAGAAATAAAAGAAATCAAGCATGATGACAGTATTTCTGCAATATTTGAACCGACAGAAAAAGGTGAATGGGAAGGAATAATCCTTGGGTAATGTAAAGACACAAAACAGCGGTATCAACACTCTTGATTATCACAATGATATACCCATTGGTCAAGCAAGATGGTTAGAAATTCTTCGTGCTAGCGAAACCAATCCTACACTAAAAGAACTTGCTGATCAATTGCTGGTAATGCATGAGTTGAGTAAAGAAATAAAATCAAACAACGATACTGAGACTGCTGCTTATTATGCACCATACATTCCTCCGAGAAACCAGCTATGAGCAACAAACTTGATATTATCAATGAGATGGCACAACTTGATTTACGCAATCGTGAGTTCTATGATGAACTTACCGATGAAGAACGCAAGAAGTTTTCTACCTATCTTATGTTGCGTTGGGGCAGTGTTGTCAACGGTATTCCAGAGTTGCAGCAATATTATTTGCAAGCAATGAACGAGCGTGTGAACAAGCGTTTCTTTGATATCAACAAACATCCTAAACTACAATGGCTGCTGCTGACCACTGTAAGCCCCAACATGGGCAAGCATCGCCATGAGTGGATGGCATATAGCAGTAAGACTACTAAGAACAAACGAGCGCAAAAATTGTTAGAATTATATCCGCATATTAAGACTGATGAAGCAGAACTTCTTTCTACTCAAATCAGTGATACTGATTATAAATCAATGTTAGTTGAACTTGGGTATAGCGATAAAGAAATTAAAGAGGCAATGAAATGACGATTAAAAATTCATCAACAAATGATTATAGAATAGCATATCTACAAACAAATGACACCTTCGGTGGTCAACAATTGATGTTGAACTTTACACCTGCAATGATTGAATTGGTTGCATGGTGGCAAGAATGGGGTCCAGTGTTCAAGAGCAAAGATGCAACCGTTATGGATTCACTTCAACATGCCAAGGTATTGCACGAAATTAATAAATGAATATTATCTGTCTTATATCAGAACCACCAGATTGTACTTGCTATTGTGCCGATCTAGTAAAAAGATTTGACAAATGGAACTTTATATTTTTTTATTATAAAGAATTTTGGATTCCTTCTGGAAATTTAGAAATTAAAAATTTTTGGAAAGATAAAAATGTAAGTTTGATTTTTGGAAACAATAATTCAAATGATTACCAAACCAAACTTAATGATATTTTAAAAAATACAAAGATTGATATTATTACAACATACAATAATGATCAGAAAAACGAAAATAAAGAATATGATTTCTTAAACGAAATTACAAGAGATATTAAAATTCCTAAAATTTTTTATGGAACATCTCCGTCATTTGTTAATAAAGTATTTTTACATGATGAAAGTTTAGTTGATATAACTCAGTTGCCAACATTTGATTGGTTGCATTTATGGGATTATACTACTTTTAGATATATGATTACTGATGAGGCGCAAGAAGATGTGATTGATCCTTGGGTTTGGAATAATACTTTTTATGGAAAAGAATAAACATGGATTTGCTCACTGTTGTTTATCGCGACGAACTAGACCTTCTTAAAAAGCAAGCGCGTAGTATAAGTTATTACTTTTATCATGAAATACAAAACATATATGTCATACTAAATGATGACACGCTAACTCATGACGATATTGACGTAAGTTGGTATGGCGATATTGGTTATAAAGTTCGCATATTTCATCGCAGTGAGTTTGGTTATTATCCATCGCCTCAATTGGGTGGTTGGTATACCCAGCAAGTATGCAAAATACTTGGTACCGCACATGCAGAAAGTAAATGGTGCATGATACTTGATGCCAAGACATGGTTTATTCGTCCATTTAAAATAGAAGAAATCTTTGATCAGTATAACCGTGCAAGATTTGCAATTTGGGATATTCCACATACTCATTGGAATCGCGGCATTGAATATCTTAAAACACATTATAATATACCACGCATTGATTGGTTAAGTCCCGCTGGTGTACCATTTCTTGCAGATGTTCAAACAATGAAAGAAATGGTTTATGAAGAACCTGATTTTATAAACTGGTTTGAAAGTAATTGTGAATTTAATATTAATGGAATTACTGAGTTTCTATGTTATAGTGCATGGGTAACTAAACAAGGAAACTTTGATGATTTGTATACTGGTGAACAAATAATTGATGTTGCTAACCTAGCAGACTATGATGTGCCAAACTTCAATATCTGGTGGAGAAAAGTTCACCAACCAAACACACTTACTGCAAGTGTGCATCCTCGTGCTTATAAGATTCTTGATTACGATCAGAGCAAGGCATGGCACCAATTTGTAAAGGATCGTATAGTATGAAAGCCATATGTATGGTTGCTCATCCTGATGATTGCGCAATCTTTGCTTATCAATTTATTATGGATCATCGTGATTGGAATTGGACGATATGTTATCTTACCTATCAACGAAGCGATCCTCGCGGAGCAGAGGTTGCCCAATTTTGGAAACAGCGTGGTATTCCTACTATGTTTGCTGGGTTGCCTGACACATGGAAATATGTTGAACGGGGTGAACTTGGATTTGACACAGAACCAGCAGAAAAATGGATACGCGCTGTATGCTATGATGCAGATATTATCTTGACGCATAATCATCTTGGTGAATATGGTCATCCTCATCATATATTCATTAATAAAGTAATAAGTTTTATACATAAACCAACTATTTTCTTTGGAAACTATCCAGACTATTATAATCACTTAATTGGTACTCCAACACCGCCATATGACCCAAGTGAACTTCCACTGCACGAAGAAGTTATTCGTGGATTTGATTTGCGTATGTGGAAATATTTTATTACCACTGCTGCACAAAAACTGTTATAATTACAAGATGGACGAATTGCGTAAAATAGCTATTGAAGCAAGAAAAGAGTTTAAACCTGGTGAACACATATGCAAATATTGTGGGCAAGGATTTGTGCGCGAAAGTACTTTGGCGGTTCATCAATGCGAACCTAAACGCCGTGACTTGCAGCGCGGCGAGAAGGGCGTCATCATTGGCTTCCAAACATGGCTACGGTTCTATGAACTTACACAAGGCAGTGCCAAGTTAAAATCATATGATGATTTTTGCAATAATAACTTTTATAATGCATTTGTAAAGTTTGGCCGACACTGTGTTGCAATCAGTGCAATCAATGTTAAACAATTTATGGATTATGTATTAAAAAATCAAATCAAGATTGATAACTGGTGCAAAGACAAGGTATATGAAGAATATCTTTATACACTGCTGCGCCAAGAAAGCAGCACTGATGCGCTAGAACGATCAATTATTACTATGCAAGAATGGGCAGAAGAAACTGGCAATGAATTTAATGATTACTTTAATAAAGTAAGTGCCAATCGTTTTGTTCAGCATATTCTTAATGGTCGTATTAGCTGTTGGGCGATTTATTGCTGTGATAACGGCATTGATAAGGTTGATTCACTATCTGAGGAACAATTTAACTTACTTTCCAATTGGATTGATCCGCAGTTTTGGACAAAGAAGTTAAAAGATTATGCTGCTGATACTGAAATGACTCGTCATATCCTAGCACAGGCAGGTTTATAATGGCATCACCACGATTTATAGTGGCAACGCCATCTTTAAAACAAGTTCGTGAGTTAACATATGATATTGATTCTATGAGCGCCATAGACTTGATGAAGAATAGTAGTATTCTTGTTATTGCTGATCCAACATATTATATGATGAATGAATTTGAAATTGCCAACTGGTGCGAATTATCTTTGACCGAGTGGAGACAAAAAGGTATGATACTAGCGTTCATCAATGATGAAGAACGCAATCTATTCTTAATGAGATGGTCATAAACTTTTAATAAGTTCTTGTATTCCGCCATCAACATTGGAATTTGGGTTATCTACAAATAATTTTAATGTTTTTTTCAAATAATCATAGTCTATATCTGGATTATCTTCAAGTTTAACCTTATCCCAATAAATTGAAGACATATGCTCTTTTCTATCTATATGTTGAACGCTGTGAAACACATCATATTTTTTACCTAATTCATGATAACCTTCAAGGTCTTTATAATTGCCAGCTTGTAATACAAATTCTAAATGAAATTTAATATCTAATTCTTTTAATGTATCTAACCCATCTAACACAACTTGAAAATCACCACCACGCATTTTTTTATAAACTTCTGGGGTTGAGGCGTCCAACGATACTTGAATACCAAAGTTATCAGAAATATTATCTTTGATTTCTCTTAATTGATTCTTTCGTTTGCTTATAAGATTTCCGTTGGTTAAAAATCCTATCTTCCAACATTTTGGTAATCTTCCGCTCCACAAAATTTTCTCATAGCTTTTGCTTGCGAACACCTCGCCAGCACCATCGCAAATTACTTCTGTAATTTCATCATGATCTTTGTATGATTCAATCAAACTTTCTAATATCTGAGTTATTTTTGGATTTTCTTCGCGACTATAATTTAATTTATTGCGGCACATTCTACATTGAAGGTTGCAAGTTTCATCAAGTCCTAAGCGAATTATTCTTGGTAACTTTGGTTTCTGGTTTATTTGAAATTTTGTCCATGGATTATCACCTGCATCAGGTAAATTGTTTAATAGACTACAGTGTCCAATTTTGCACCAACCATAATTTCCGTCAATTACACTTTGTCTAATTTTAAACAAGTTAACGCTATTTGTGTATATTTCTTCTAAAGAAGTATAAAGTAAATTTCCTATATCAACTGATGTCCAATCTGGACATATGCAACTCGTCACTCTTCCGTTATCAAATACACTTACATCTGTCCAAGGTGCTGAACAAAATTTACCTTGCAATGGTTTTTCATTGTAAATGATACGATTATATGTTATGGTCATTGAAAATTATTTATTGTAAGTATATGACAAAGTTTGGTATTATAGAGTATGTCCCATGTTGATATTGAATTTGCCAAAGATATATGGATTAATATTATTGAAGTTGGCGAATGGCTTGATGAAAACATGCCTAATCCACCGATGGGCGAAGAACCACGATGGTTTATCGCTAACGGGCAAGATGAGCGTTGGGGCATTAGATTTTATAATGAAGAAGATGCTGCGTTATACCTATTGCGTTGGGGAACAAGGTAATTAGCATGAGTAATAAAATAAAATTTAAAATATTAGACAAATACGAATACAAAGATACCTATACTATTAAAGTTTATCGTAGTATAGGAAATGGGGAAGGTCATTATATTAGTGATTTTAATGAAGCATTAGCCGAAATGAATAGTCGTCAAGGTATTGCCAATCTTAATAATACACGCTTTACTTTTGAAGACGAAGGTGATATGATAGCTTTCATATTAACTTGGGGCAGTATATAAATGGATATTGATATAGACTTTGGCAATCGTGATGATATCTTGAAGATTATCAAGCATATTCCTGCGTCTATTAATCGTGATGGCGTTATTGTCAAACATAACAGCGGTGTGTATGTCAACCCTATTCCATTTAATCCACTAAGTGGATTGGCTAACATAGATTATGATGCTGCCGAAGAATTAGGATATATGAAGCTAGATTTGCTGAATAATTCAGTATATAATCTTGTGCGAGATAATGCGCATTTAGATGCTTTGGTCGCAAAAGAACCGCAGTGGGAAAAATTAAAGGAAAGAGAGTTCTGTGCCAGAGTCGTTCACATTGGGAATCATCATGATATCATATTGCAACATTATCCAGACACACTTGATAAGCTTGCAATGGTATTGGCTCTTATACGGCCAGCGAAAAGATATTTGATTGGCAAACGATGGAAAGAAATTGCTGCTGAGATTTGGGACAAGCCAAGTGAAGGCTATTACTTTAAGAAATCCCACTCATATAGTTACGCACTATTAGTGATGGTTCATATGAACCTATTAGGAGAGACGCTTGACTAATTGAACAACACGGCGCTTAGTTCTGCGTTCTGCTAGCTTGGCTATTGAAACGATATGTCCATGTTGTTCACGAATATCTTTTGTTGTTAAGGTTACTGTACTGTAACGAAACTTATCCCAGTTATTTTTTAAGAATATATTAATAGGAATTAGTCTATTACTTTCCCACCACCATACTTCTGCTGCTTCTAAGAACCCTCGTTTGTCTTCTTCGGTTCGTAGCTTATTAAAAGCATACATTGAAACAATATCAATATCATGATTTTGTATGATGCCGATATAGTCAGCGGTAGGATATTTTATATAAGTTAGGAACGGATATTGTTCAAGCATTTGTTCAAGTGAAATCATAATAAATATTCAAAAGGGTCCATTAAGTTGCAGCAAATTTACGGTTATTTATATCCACAAATTATAAACGTTGTTAAGAACAGTGACCTAACGCTTGATAGGGAGAATCAGTTGTTTTACGCGAAGCCACTTCAAATTTATAAAGGTGTAGATAACAGATTCAAATTCGTTATCAAAGATAGCGACCAAAAACCTGTGAGCCTTTTGCAAAGCACAGTTTTATTTAACCTTATTAGTATCACCAATCAAGAATTAGTGCTAACTCGTAATTTAAACCTAGTTTATAGCTATGATGGAATTGCAACATGCCTTATTGAAGGCAGTGTGCTAGATGATATTAATGCTGGATTATACAATTATAGTATTGTTATAACCAATGGCGAAGGTCAACAAGAGATTGTGTTTTCTGATGACAATTATAATGCACAAGGACAAGCAAGAATATTGGATGCAGTTTATCCAAAGTTTACTCCAAGTTATTCGGCAAATGCGTTTGTTTATACAAATGACAGCGATACCCAATATAAAAATGTTGCGTATACCAGTAGCTTCCTAACTGCAAATTATGTTCGTGGTTCGGCAGTATACCAAACTGTTCAATATTATGCTAATGCGTTTACTGGCAATATTGAATTACAGGCATCATTAGATGGCGCGGTAACTATTGATTCTAATGCTTACACCACAGTTTCTTATTATCCATTGAGCAATTATACAGGCAATACCTATTTTAATTTCCAAGGAAAATATCGTGCCATTCGCTTTAAGATTACTCAAACTAATGGCGCATTGAATTATATCTATTATCGTCCTTGACAGATTGTCATAAGTCTGTTATATTAAAGATATGGAAATTACTGACCAGATCATGCAGCATCTGCCATGGAAGCGCAAATCCACACCTAGCGGTTGGATAAGTTTCAATGCTGTTTGCTGCCATAATAATGGTCATGAGGCGGATACTCGTGGGCGTGGGGGAGTTATACCTTCGCCAGATGGTGGAATAACTGCTCATTGCTTTAATTGTCATTATACTGCTTCTTGGCAACCAGGTCGTCGTCTTTCTTATAAGATGCGGCGTTGGATGGCTTGGCTTGGTATGGGTGAAGATGAGATTGGTCGTCTTGCTCTTTTTGCAATTAGTCAAGAAAGCTATGAGCCAACTATCATTGAACCTCGTGAGTTGCCTACCTATGAGCCACGAGAGCCATGTCCTGGTCGTCCTATAACAAGTTGGCTCAACGATGGATATATTAATGAAGACGATTATAATTCTCTTGAAGCTGCTATTCATTACCTTGATGCTAGAGGGTTTGGTGATAAGTTGTCTGATTTTTACTGGACAGACGCCCCAGCCTTAAGAAATCGTGTTTTAGTACCATTTACTTGGAAAAACAAGCCTATGGGGTTCTCTGGGCGATTGTTTGAGGATGGCAAGAAGAAGATAAAATACTTCTCTAACTATCCAAGCAATATGATTTGGGGATATGATAAACAGCGCAAGGATGCAAGATTTTGTATCGTTGTTGAAGGATTGCTTGATGCTGTTGCCATTGGTGCGCTTGCAATTTGTAGCAATGAAATTAATGAATCTCAGGCAGATGTCATAGAAACACTTGATCGTGATATTATTGTTGTACCTGACCGCGACAAGGCTGGTGGGGCAATGGTAGATGCTGCGTTAAAGTATGGTTGGAGTGTAGCATTTCCTGATTGGGAAAATGGTATCAAAGATGTTGCTGATGCAGTTGCCAAATATGGTCAATTGTTTACTATGAAAACTATCCTAGATAGTACGCAGCATAATAAATTAAAAATACAATTAATGAGTAAAAAATGGTTTTAAAAGTCACAGATAGTGATAAATGGATTTCTATAAACAATATAAAAGGATTTCATTTAGAATTAACAAATATCTGTACACTTAAATGTCCAGCATGTGCTAGGACGAAATTTATTAACCAATTTCCTTCTAAATGGAAAAATTATTCATTAAATCTTGAAGACCTAAAGAATTTTTTAGATATTGATCTAACTGGTATAGAGTTTGATTTATGTGGTGTTTCTGGCGACCCTATATATTATTCGCAACTTTTTGAATTATGTGAATGGTTGAAATCAAATAATGCAAATATTATAATAACCACGAATGGAAGTTATAAAAGTAAGGAGTGGTGGGAAAAATTAGCGACTATTTTAGATAGCAATGATAAAATTTATTGGTCAATTGATGGTTTGCCAGAAAATTTTACACAATATAGAATTAATGGTGATTGGGAATCTATAGAAACAGGCATTAAAGTTATTACTGCTACTAAAATTCAAACATTCTGGAAATATATTGTTTTCAAGTATAATCAAGATAATATTGACGAAGCTAGAAAGTTATCACAGGATTTAAATATTGCAAACTTTGAAATACGATTAAGTGATCGTTGGAATGGCAATGATGATCCATATATGCCTGCTGAGTCTTATACAAAGAATTTTTATGAAAATAAGAAAAATGTCAAGAACGGGTTTGTTCCAACCGATATTGATCCATCATGTCTCAATAATTGATCCATCATGTCTCAATAATAATTCAGAGCATTTTATATCTGCTGATGGAAACTATGTCCCTTGTTGTTTTATCGCAGATTATCGTTTCTATTATAAAACTCAGTGGGGCAAAGATAAAAATTCTTATAAAATTAACAAAAATACAATTTCATCACTGCTTCAAACAGATGATATTCAAAGTTTCTATAGTGGATTAACTAATAATAACTATACACCCGTTTGTAGTTTTAATTGTGGTATTTGTAAAGATTAATGATGACTTCTACACATAAAGAGTATATAATTACTTAATGGCAAAAACATACGATAACTCAATTCAAAAACTATTCATTGAAATGATGCTTAGTGATCCGCAAAGCTATGTGCGGGTACAGAACATCTTTAACCCAAATAATTTTGATCGTAGTTTAAAGACAGCAGCGGATTTTATTAAAGAACATTGCGAAAAACATACTATCATGCCGTTGCATGAGCAGATCAATGCTGCCACCAATAATACTTTTCAGCCAATACCTGGCATGACCGAAGAGCATATTGGTTGGTTCTTGGGTGAGTTTGAAGGATTTACTAAGCAAAAAGAACTTGAACGAGCAATCCTCAAAGCCGCCGATATGTTGGAAAAAGGTGACTTTGATCCTGTTGAAAAGATTATCAAAGATGCAGTGCAAATTAGCTTGACCAAAGACCTTGGTACAGATTACTTTCTTGATCCTATTGCTCGTCTTACAAAGATTAAAGATAATAACGGACAAACTAGTACAGGTTGGAACACACTTGACCAGAAACTATATGGCGGTTTCAATCGTGGTGAGTTGAATATCTTTGCTGGTGGTTCTGGTTCGGGTAAATCACTATTCATGCAAAATATTGCATGTAACTGGGTATTGATGGGTCTTAACGGTGTTTATATTACACTTGAGTTGAGTGAAGAATTGACTGCTATGCGTATTGATGGCATGTTGACTAACACTGCATCTAAGGACATCTTTAAAAGTATTGAAGATATTGAAGTTAAAGTCAAGATGCTTGGTAAAAAGAGCGGCAAATTGCAAATCAAGTATATGCCAGCACAAAGTAATATCAATGATGTTCGTGCATATATCAAAGAATTGCAAATTCGTAGTGGTCGCAGAGTTGACTTTGTTATGATCGATTATCTTGATTTGCTTATGCCAGTTAGTGCCAAGGTTAGTCCTAGTGACTTGTTTGTTAAAGACAAGTATGTCTCTGAGGAAATTCGTAACTTTGCAAAGGAAATGGATATTCTTCTTGTCACTGCGTCACAGTTAAATCGTGCTAGCGTGGAAGAAGTAGAGTTTGACCATTCACATATTTCTGGCGGTATTTCTAAAATTAACACCGCAGATAATCTATTTGGTATCTTTACATCTCGCAGTATGCGCGAACATGGCAAATATCAGTTACAGTTAATGAAAACTCGTTCGTCAAGCGGCGTTGGTCAAAAAGTTGAACTTGAGTTTGATATTGATAGCTTGCGTATCCGTGATATGCCAGATGATGGTAGCGATCAACAGTTTAAAAAGACTGGAAGCAACATATTTGCTAGCATTAAAAATGGTAGCAATACTAAACCAAGCACAGATATGACACCAGATGAACCTGTTGGCAAGGTTGCCGCAGATGTAAACAGCAGTGCGTTGCGTCAAATGTTAAGTAATCTTAAACAGAAAAATTGATACACAGTGATTGAATATAAAAAAATACAGCATCTTCATATGGAATTTAGCAGCTTATGCAATGCTCGCTGTCCATTATGTCCTCGTAATCTGCATGGATTTCCTTATAATCGTGGATACGAAGAAACAAGTTTAACATTGGAACTTATTCAAAAATCATTTAATCCAGAATTTATAAAACAATTGGATGTAATTTTAGTTAATGGAAACTTTGGTGATTTCACTGCCAATTTAGAAAGTTTAGATATCATAAAATATTTTAAACAGTATAATCCAGACTTAAAAATTCAAATAAGCACAAATGGTAGTGCAAGAAACAAAGATTTCTGGATGGAACTTGGCAAGATACCAAATACAATAGTAGATTTTTGTTTAGATGGATTAGAAGATACTCATCATTTATATCGGCAAGATACAGATTTTAATAAAATAGTTGAGAACGCAAAAACCTATATGGCATCAGGCGGTCATGCTGTTTGGAAGATGATTAAATTTGACCATAATCAACATCAAATTGCAGAAGCCGAGCAGCGTAGCAAAGAGTATGGGTTTCATGAATTTAGGTTAGAAGATCATGGACGAAATAGTGGTCCAGTATTTGATCGTAAAGGCAACTTAGTTCATATCATGGGTGATTGGGACGCGCATACAAATATAGATGATATTATAAAATTTCATGCCGACACAACAAACAGATATCGTTATCCTTCTTATGATCCAAATAGAAAATTGCATTGCTTTACAAAAAATGCTAATTCAATTTATATTGCAGCCGATGGCCGAGTATATCCATGTTGCTTTATGGGATTTAATCCACTTACCTATGATAAAGGATGGCATGGATTTGTAAATGGACAAATAAAACAAATCGTGTATAATAATAGTCTACATGAAACAACATTAGAAGAAGCAATCAAATGGTTTGGTAAAGTTGAGTCCGCTTGGGCAAAAACTAGTGTTGAAGATGGTCGTCTTATTCAATGCGATATTGCCTGTGGAAAAATTGATTAAACCAGAAAACCTATAAATAATTTTGGAGTAAAACAGTTTTGCGTAAACAGTCACGAAGCATATTAGATGAATTAAGCCATATGGCAATAAGCAAAGACACTGGATTCGTGTTAGAAAGTCGTGCTAACCATATTATTAATAGTGCTATTAATTTAATTAATCAACTTCGTGAAACATATGATACTCCAGAAGCCGACGAACTTGAACGTCGCTTATTAAACAGCATCCGCACCCAAGAACCTCAAAAATTCGTTCGTGGATTGCGTAAAATTAATGAAAGCAAATAACTCCATTAATCTACCATTTCTCTTTTAAAATATAAATACCTTTAGCGTAGTAATAACGCATATTTTTGGAGAAATAAAATGGCAGATTTTTATCGTGTAAATGGTTCAGTCGGTGCAGTCGGTGACGGCAAGGGCTTTATCACAACCGCTGCTGGTGCAAGCTTTATTGGTAAGTTCCCAGTTGCTCTTGCTATCGTTGTTCAAGACGGTAGCTTAACTAAGGCTAACCTACAGGCAGAACTTGGTGTTAACTATGCAGTTGAAGGCATTCTAAAGGCAATCGCTGCAAACACTACAATTCTTGCTTATCAGATTGAAGCAAACACTAACGGCAACCTTTCAGTTCTACTTGAAGGCGCAGAAGGTCTTGCATCAACTGACGCAGGTATTGCTTCTACTGTTCAGAGCATGATCCGTAACGGTGGTAACGGCGGTGGTTACTATGGTAACAACAATGTTAACGCAAGCGGAACCAGCGTTCTTAACAACGGTTTCCGTATCACTTACGCTGGTTCATAAGATCAGTAATAGGATACAACCTATTAGAGGGTGGGATTTTTCCCACCCTTTTTTATTGTCTATATACTAGTATGATTAGATGTTTTAGCTTAATAGATTTAGGTAACGAAACCAACATTAACAAAAATTGGATAAGCTTATTGCAATCAATAAGTTTATATTCTGATTTTGAAATTCTATGTTATCCTAAAAAAGTATGTCGTGATATAAATGGTTTAGATTTTGGCAAATCGTACAGTGGTTTCCATAATATATGGATATTTGACTTTGAGGATAAAAAGACAAAAGATACAACTGAGTTAGAACAAATTATTAATTATTTGCCTATTATATCTGGGTTTAATGAAACTATTGAGTTGCCATTAAAATGTGCATTGACTCAAACTGAAAATAAAAATATATGCTTTTTATTATCATAATCTAATAATAAATATTTGTTGCTACGGGGTTAATATTAACATGAGTAATAAAACATATGATATAGAACGAACTAGTTTAGAAGCACATGTTGACATTTGCGCCGAGCGTTATGACAAAATGGAAACTAAAATGGAAACTATGGAAACAAGACTTGAAAAGGTTGAAACCATAGTCAGCGATATCAAAAGATTATTAATTGAAAAAGAAACTTTGGCTTATAAAAAACTCGTTGGCTTAGGAATTGGCATTATCGGCTCACTACTAACAGCCCTTTTGGGCTTAATATTATATGTTGCAAAAGCACATAGTTAATTGACAATGTTTCCGCTGTCATGTATATTAAGAAGATGAACAGCGAAAAACAAAACTTCAACAAAATCACACAATTTATCACTGATTCTTACAACACATTGCCTACTAAGGGCGTTGTTGTTGTAAAGTCAGTGCGGAATGGGTTTATGGTTAATAATATCTTGGTCAAACCAGCAGATAATGCATGGAGTGTTCAACGAGATAAAACTGAGATTGGAAATTTTAAGCAACAGCGAATTGCTATCTTATTTGCCGCATTGATTAGTAAAAAACGCTATCAAGACAGTAATCAGATGCATGGCATTGATCGTCAACTTGATGTTTTTTTAGAAGATAAAAATAACTTTACAATTAGACTTAAAAAATCTGATAATCCAGTTTTATATAGTAGACTTAGTAGAACAGAGAATGACCTTAGTTTATTGGATCAACAATTAAGAGAATTAGAAAAAAGTCTCTCTTTGCAATAAATAACTTAAACAAGGACATCATGATGTTTGTAAAAGAATTTAATAATCTATCTGCCAGTGAACTTAACCAACAGTTGGCAAAAGTATATAAGTGGCAGCTTAATCTAAATGGTCTCACAGAAGGCAGTGCTAGTCAAATGTTAGCAACTATGCACAATAAACTTTCTAATATTCGCAAGAGTTCACAAGTACATCATGCTGAGCGTAATCCACAGTACATGGAAGCGGTTATGGTCACCAAAGTCCTAGAAACATGGAAAAATGAAATGGCACATGGACGTAAAATTATTGCAGAAAAAATGCAAGCAATCACTGATTACTGCACACAGAATCTTAGTGAGCGTGAATTATCACCTACTGAACTTAAAAAGCGTGAGCATTATGCAAAGGCTCTTAAAGGCAAGAAAGGTGACTTTGAAAAGCGTTATGGCAAGCGTGGTCAGGAAGTTATGTATGCTACTGCCACAAAGATGGCAAAGAACGAAAGCATCAATCTTCCACCAGCATTGACAGAAGGTGAAATTGAACAGGCTCGTGTTACTATGGCCGCTCGTGACCTTGCTGATACAGTTCAGGATATCGTAGAAAAGATCAGCGATATGCAGAATGAACAGCTTCCAGCACTCGTTAGTGCTATGAAGGACGAGATTGGTATGGAACAAGCAAATTCATTTAATGATTCAACCAGACAAGTTCTTCAAGGTCTTCTTGATGCAGCAAACAGTGCGCGTGATACTCTTGACAATGCAAGTCGTGGAGTTTATAGTCAGCAAGGCATGGGCGAACCATCCCCAGAAGCTGGTGGCGTTGATATGTCTGCAACTCCAGATATGAACGCACCAGTTGGTGGCGAAGCCCCAACACCTCCTCGTGGAGATCAGGCGGACTTAGCAACTGCTGACAGTGCCGTTGGTGGTCCTGCTGAATTAGGTCGCGGTAGACGAGCATAATATGAAACTCTTAGAAGTTGCTCCAGATTTTGTTCGCAGTCAAGTAGGAACCTTGATGACAATTTTGCAGTATCTGCAAAGTAAGACAAGAGATGGCACTAAAATTCCAATGAATAATGTTACCAATCTTATGAATAACGCTGGTTATCCATTTGATTGGCGAACATTGGATAGTATTAAAAAAGATTATCCTGCACTAGATGAACTCATTGGCGATTACGATGAAGATTCATTGACTATTGGTAAGAGTGATGAGCCAGAAGAAGAAGATGCTGGCATGGGTATGGAAGAACCAGCCGCAGGTGAAGAACAGCCTGATATGAACGCACCACTTGGCGCTGAACCAGGTATGGGCATGGGTGGTGCTGAACCAGAACCAGAAGTTGATGTTGCAGGTGGCGCTAATCCAGAACGAGCCACCGTTGACAAAATGGCTTCACGAGCAGCGCGTTTTTAATCTAAATACCTTATGCGTATTGGTGATCTTGAACAACTAACAAAATTTCATGATAAACTAAACCCACAGTTGTGGGAGAATAATCGTTTAAAACCAGAAGTGCGACTTGCGCTTTTCAAGATTGCCAGAGAATTTCTTAAATTTATTAATGTAGATGATATTAAACTAACTGATATCACAGTTAGTGGCAGTAATGCTTCATTTAATTATACTCCTGTCAGTGACATTGACTTGCATTTGATTGCAGATGTTAACGGACCATGTGAAGTAGATATTAGAGAAATGTTTCTTGCTAAGAAAAGTGCATTTAATGATCAGCATGATATTACTATATTTGGGCATGCAGTTGAAGTGTATGTACAGAATAGTGATGAAAAACATATCTCTAATGGCATATACAGCGTTTATAATGATAACTGGATAAAGTTTCCAAAGAAAATTACTGCTCAGCCAGATACATCTAACATTGAAGATAAGTTTGAATATCTTCACAACGAAATTGACCAAGCGGTAGATAGCGGTGATCGTGAAACCATTGAACGATTAAAGAAAAAGATTAAGAATATGCGTCAAAGTGGTCTTGATAAAGATGGCGAATATGGCGTTGATAATCTTGCATTTAAGTTGTTGCGCAATGAAGGCGATATAGAAAAATTATATAAAGCTGGCACAGAAGCAACAGATACAGAATTAAGCCTTGATGAAGGCAATCAATTTACTGGTGCACTTGCTGCTGCTCGTGAAGCTGGTCATAGTGAGTTTACCGTTGGCGGTAAAACATTCAAAGTAAAAACTAATAAAAAAAAAGTCTCAGAAGATAACGATGCCGAACATCGTGCAGCCCTACAACAAACAGGTTTCTGGGGCAGACAAGGCGCAGGATGCATCTTCGTAGCCAAAGATAGTGGCAAGTTTTGTATTGCTCATCGCAGCGCCGCCGTAGAACAACCTAATACATGGGGAACATGGGGCGGAGCAATTGATGAGGGCGAAGACCCAAAGACTGCTGCTGCTCGTGAAGTTCGTGAAGAAGCAGGTTGGAATGGCAATTTCAATCTTATTCCAATGTTTGTATTCACTCACCCAAGTGGATTCCGTTACAGCAACTTCCTAGCGGTAGTAGAAACAGAATTTACTCCACAACTGAATTGGGAATCACAAGGATTTGCATGGGTTGATTATGGCGATTGGCCTAGTCCGTTGCATCCAGGTTTAGCGTCATTGTTAAATGATCCCGCAAGTCAAAAAATAATGTTGCAATTTGCAAATCCCCAAGCCGATAAATAATTACGGAGTTACACATGTTTACAGCAACCAATGCCAGAATCGCAAGTATAGACAGTTCAACAGTTGAAACTGAAATTGCTTTATTAAATCTTAATATTCTTAGTGCGGTTAATTCTGGTGGTGTGAATGTTACAGTAACACGCAGTACTAATACTCCTCTTAATGGAAATGTTGTTGTTGGAACTCCAATGACTCTTGATCCTAATTATTATAATGCATGGCAAACGAGCGTATCTAATGTTTTGGCAAGTGGTTCAATGCAATCTGTATTAGATAACTTTGCTAGATTGGGTTATACCATTAGCCGAGTTTCTGCCGATGGTCAACATATTAACTGGCAAATTTCTTGGTAATGACTAAAGTTGTTGATGAAGCCAATGTCATTGGCAGTGCTGTTAGATTAGACGAAATTCCACCTAAATTTAGAAAGCTACCATTTCTTGGGCGAGGCGCAACTACACTTGCATTTGCCAAAGATGAAAACACTGTTTATATTTTCACTCGTGATTCAATAAAGATGGATTGGTTGAATCATGGGTTGCATATGGTTAGCCATAGTGAGATGATAAATCCAGTTCGCACACATCATATTAATGGTATGCGTGACATTCCGCTATATCTTATAGAAATGCCGCGACTATATCCACTTAGTTCACAAAATCGTAGCATCATTGCAAAAGAAGTTAAAGAATTTGCTAGCACAGTTCGTATATTCAACTTGAACTATTCTACTGGCAAATATGCCAGAGATTATCCTAGTAGATTACAAGATGCTGCTAGATATTACGAGAAAAAACATCCAAATAGCAAGATTGTTCCATTTTTAGAATGGTTACTTAACTATGACCCTAGTCAGTTTGGATTGGATATTGGTGCTCGTCAGTTCAAACAAACTGCACACGGTGAAATTATCTTACTTGACCCAGTAGTTGACCGTGAACTGTTGAATATTATCACAGCACACCTTCGTCAAAAATATGACCAGCGTGGACTGCGCTGGGATTAAAAAATATCTTGACAACTGAAAAAATTATGATAATATCATAATATGACAAATTCATATGTAGTGCACAATCCGCTTTATGATTATAAGAAAATTTCACGCAAAGAAACAGAAGTTGGTCGTCGCTATCAAACGCCAGATGGCGGAGTAGTTGCTAGTGTTACTACAATCTTAGATAAAACTAAATCAAAAGAAAAAGTTCAGGCACTGCATGAATGGCGCAAGCGTGTAGGTGTGCAAAAAGCACAAGCTATTACCACAGAGGCTGCTGGTCGTGGCACTTCTATGCACAAACAGCTAGAAAACTGGCTTGAATTTGGTGAATTGAAAACAGGTGGCAATCTTGTTCACCAACAGCCAGCAAAGATGGCAGATATTATTATTGAACAATATCTTAAAGGACAGTTGCAAGAATATTGGGGAATGGAAACAGGATTATATTATCCTGAACTGTATGCTGGCACTACTGATCTTGTTGGAGTTTATAACGGCAAACCATCTATCATAGATTATAAACAAACCAATAAACCAAAGAAAACTGAATGGATTCATGATTATTTCATTCAAGGTGCAGCATATGCCTCTGCTCATAATAAAGTATTTGGTACTGATATTTCCCAAATTGTTATCCTTATGTGTTCAAAGGAATGTGAACCACAGCGATGGATTATCAATGGCGACGAATTTGATCACTGGACAGAAGCATGGTGGGATAGAGTTTGGCAGTTCTATGTAGAGAACTCATAAATATCTCTAATAGTGAGAGATATGCATGTCAATCGTTCAAATCAGCCGTATACAACATCGTAGCGGATTATTAGAGAATCTACCCCAATTAGCTAAGGCAGAACTAGGTTATGTAGTAGACCAACGCCGTCTTTTTATCGGCAATGGTCTTGTTACAGACGGTGCGCCGCAAGCTGGTAATACTGAAATTCTTACTCAGTATAGTGATATTTTAAACCTAGCCAATCTTTATAATTTTAAAAATAGTGACGCTGGTTATAATCCACAAACTGGTAACGCAAAAGCACAGTTCAATGCCATTGCATACAATGGCACACTTTATGTGGCAGTTGGCGGTAGTGGAAATATTTTAACAAGTAGCGATGGAGCAACTTGGACATCTACAATAAGCGGAACAACTAACAATCTTATTGATATTGCATATGGCGGCAGCACTTTTGTTGCAGTTGGTGCAAATGGCACCGTTATATATTCTACCGATGGTATCGTATGGAAACCAAGTGGAGCCGTATCTTATACTAATATTAATGCCATTGTTTATGCTAATTCACAATTTGTTGCAGTAACGCTTCTTGGTGGAATTTATACAAGTCCTAATGGAGTTACATGGACTGCACAAAGCAGTGGCGTTAGTGTAAGTCTTAATGGTATTGCATATGGCAACAGCAAGTATGTTGCAGTTGGACATAATGGTATTGTAGTTACCAGTAGCGATGCAGTTACTTGGTCACATCAAACAATTACATTCCAAGATTTATTAAATGTTAGATATCTTGTTGATAGTTCTAGCAGCTTTGTTGCAACTGGCGCAAATAATAAAGTATTTTATAGTAGTGATGGCACTACTTGGTATCGTGGTCTTGTTGATGCATTTACTGCTGTTACTAACGATGGCACCAATGTGTATGCTATTACTAGTTGGGGCGATGTTTATAAGAATAGTGTCACTGCAAATACATTAACATATCTTACAACTATTGGCAGCGGTATCCAAAACTTTACATACATTTATCATAATGGCGCTGGATTGTTTACTGCATTAACTGGTAGTGGTGGAATTTATACAAGTGGTAATGGAACTGCATGGACCTTGCGCACGAGCGGTGTGACAACTGGACTAAATGGCATATACTTTGATGGCACTACTTGGGTAGTAATTGGCGATAGTGGCGTTATCTTAACTAGCACAAATGGAACGACATTTACTTCTCAGACTAGTGGAACATCTAATAATCTAAAAGCTGTTGTTAAAGGTGCTGGCACAACTTGGATTGCAGTTGGAACAACTGGAACAGTGGTTACTAGTCCAAATGCAACTGCTTGGACTTCACAAAGTAGTGGAACAACTTCTGAATTGCGCGATGTTACTGTTGCAAATTTAGGTGGTGGAACATACAAAGCTATTGCAGTTGGAACCAGTGGTATTGGTATTAGCAGTACAAATGCTTCATCATTTGCGACATGGACTAGTGCAATTAATAACTCTGCAACTGATCCAAGTAACAATACAGTAGCATTAAGCGACCTTAACAATATTCTGTACTTGACATTTACACCGCCTGGTGGAAGTCCTACTAGTATATGGATGATAGTTGGCGATCATGGCGTTCTTGCGATTAGCACAAATGGCACAACTTGGTTTACAAAGGCAACAAATACACTCAGCGATTTTACTAGTGTTACTTTTGTTGGAACATATTTCTTTGTTGTTGGTGATAATGCGCTAACATATCTAACAAGTCAAGATGATTCAACATATTCAGCATTGACTGTTTATTATGGGCCTAATCTTCTTTATCCAGACCTTAATGATGTTGCCACAAACGGCTCATATAATGTTATGGGTGGAGGATATGGTTATCTTTATTATTCTACCAATCAATTCAAATATTGGCAAAAAAGTAGTGCATCTTTAAATTATACATCTGATGGCATGGGTTATCTTAACGGAAAATATTATGCTGTTGGTGCTAATGGACAAATTTCTTATAGTGCAAACGGAACTACATGGACAAGCCAAAGTTATAGTTTTGGTGGAACAACTACTCAGCGCACCATACAGCAGAAACTAGATGATTTTGTTAGTGTTAAAGATTTTGGTGCAAAAGGCGACGGCGTAACTGATGATACAGAAGCTATCAATCGTGCGATGTATGAAATATATTGCCGTGTTAACAGCTTTGCATCTCATAAGATACTTTATTTTCCTGCTGGAAATTATATTGTAAGTGGCAGTGTTAATGTTCCAAGTCATGCAAGATTGCGTGGTGAAGGAACATATAACACACAAATTACTCAAATAGCAAATCCTTATATCTATCCATATACTACTTGGGTAATGTATACTGCTGATAATTTACAACAGATTCAAAATCAAATTGGTTTAAATGGCGCAAGCTTGCCAACTGATATTACTATTAGTGATATGACGCTACAAAGCCTTAATGATGGTATTATAATTGATAGCACAAGTCGTATTACTCTTGACAATGTGCGATTTAAGGGACCATTTGCTTCTGTAAGTTCAGCAACAGATGCTAACAATGGCAGCATTACCGCTGGCATTAAATTGTTAGGTAAAACTCTAACATTTGCAAGTGATGTTAATGTTGTAGATTGCTTATTTGACGGATTTAATGCTGGCATATATGTTCCAATCGGAAATTATACAAGCAATTGTTTATTTGATAGCAATACATTCCAAAATCTTTATTATGGATTTTATCTAGTTGGCACAAGTGCAAAAGGACTTACTCTTAGCAATAGTTCAATGAACTTGGTTTATGCCAATGGCATTTATGCAACTAATTGCACAAACTTTGTTAGTATCAATAATTACTACCAAGATGTTGGCGATCATAATGCTGGTATCGCAAATCCACAAGTTGAAGTAATTTACTGGGCAAGCACCGCTATTGGCTGTGCCAGCATCGGTGATAATTTTGATAGAACTGACTATGATGTTGCAACTGAAACCGTTGGTACAGTTGAATGGGTATATGGAAACTATATTCGTAATGGAACGCTGCAACAATATAGCGGTCGTAGCACTAGTATTACTGCAAGCACAACTGCTGTAATTAATAGCACCTATGATGGATTTGCTGGTAATACTGTTATTCTTATGGACTATGGTGTTCAAAGAAATAGTCAAATAAGAACTGGAACAGTAAAATTAAGTTTGACAAGTGGTGGAATTTATAGTATAGATGATGACTACGCTCAATCTGGTGATGTTGGTATAACATTCGGTTATAATGGAACTGACATAACTTATACATCAGATGGAAACGGATCAGGTCTTCTCAATTATGCTATCAGGTACTACGAACTCATCTAATTGGTTTACTAAACAATCTATTGACAATATTCTTAAATGGCGCACCTTCCGCAAAAGCTTAACTGAAAATCATGTCAGTGCTGTTGCGGAAGCATGGGCCAAATGTCCTGTTATAGACTCATATCTAGAATTTGATGATCACAGGTTTTGGCCTGATCCGTGGACATTAATTAATGATGGAATTTATTGCGATTCTGCACGAGCATTAGGAATATATTATACTTTATATTATACTTCTTATCCATTTCGTGATACAATGACTATTGAAGTTTATAGAGATAGAAAAAAACATGAATATCTTAATTTAGTCAGATGCGAAGGCGGATTATATACGCTCAATTATGAAGAAGGACAGGTTGTAAATAACCTCACGATTAGTTCTTCGGCAGAATTAATTAATCGCATAAACCACAAAAATTTACCAATTTGAAAGAGAAAAGAATGGCAATCAATGTTACAAAGCGTGATGGTCGCAAGGAACCATTAGATATTGAGAAATTACATAAAGTCGTATTCTGGGCAACAGAAAATATAAGTGGCGTAAGTGCCAGTGAATTAGAAATTAGAAGTCAAATTCAATTTTATAATAATATCAAAACCACCGAAGTTCAGGAAACTTTAATTAAGGCTGCTGCTGATCTTATCAGTGAGGAAGCACCAAATTATCAATATGTTGCTGGTCGTCTTGTAAACTATCATCTTCGTAAAGAAGTGTATGATGATTATAAGCCACTTCCATTGATTGACATCATTAACAAAAATGTTGAAAGCGGTTTTTATGATCCTGCTTTGCTCACAGATTATACTGTTGACGAATGGGCGCAGATTGAGAAATTTGTGGACCATGACCGTGATGCTACTCTTACCTATGTTGCTATGGAACAACTTCGTGGAAAGTATTTGGTTCAGAATCGTGTTACTGGACAGATTATGGAAACGCCACAGGTTGCCTATGCTCTTATTGCCGCAACCTTATTTGCCAAGTATCCACAAGAAACTCGTTTGAAGTATGTTCGTGATTATTATGATGCTATTTCTAAGCATGATATTTCTCTTCCAACTCCGATTATGGCAGGTCTTCGCACTCCACAGCGTCAGTTCTCTTCGTGCGTGTTGATTGAAACTGGTGACAGTTTAGACTCTATCTATGCTACAGCTACAGCAATTGGCAAGTATGTAAGTCAGAAGGCAGGTATAGGAATTGGGGCTGGTTCTATTCGTGCTATTGGTAGTGCCATTCGCAAGGGCGATGCCTCTCACACAGGCTTAATTCCATTCTATAAGCTATTCCAGAGTGCTGTGCGTAGTTGTTCACAGGGTGGCGTTCGCAATGGTGCTGCTACTCTTTATTATCCGCTATGGCATTATGAAGTAGAAGATTTGTTAGTTCTTAAAAACAATAAGGGAACAGAAGATAACCGTATTCGCCAGATGGATTATGGTGTTCAGTTTAACAAACTTATGTATGAGCGTCTACTAAGCGGCGGAGACATTACTTGTTTCTCGCCAAGCGATGTGCCAGGTTTGTATGATGCTTTCTTTGCTGACCAAGATAAGTTCAAGGAACTGTATGAAAAGGCAGAAAAGAATCCAAAAATTCGCAAGAAAACCTATAAAGCAATTGACCTATTCTCACAGTTCATGGAAGAACGCAAGAACACTGGTCGTATCTATCTTATGAATGTTGACCATGCTAACAGTCATGGTGCGTTTATTGAAAGTGTTGCACCAATTAAGCAGAGCAATCTGTGTGCAGAAATTGCACTACCTACGAAACCACTTGAACATATCTTTGATGAAGAAGGTGAAATCTCACTCTGCACACTTTCTGCAATCAATTGGGGCAATGTTAAAGAACCAAAAGACTTTGAAAAGATGTGTGACCTAGCTGTTCGTGGGCTTGATGCGCTACTTGACTATCAAAACTATCCAGTCATTGCAGCACAGTTAAGCACAATGAATCGTCGTCCACTTGGCGTTGGTATCATTAACTTTGCTTACTTCCTTGCAAAGAATGATATGAGTTATAGTGATCCTCGTGCTCTTGCACTCGTTGATGAGTATGCAGAAGCATGGAGTTACTATCTCATTAAGGCAAGTAATCAACTTGCTATTGAAAAGGGTGCTGCACCAAAAAGCAATGAAACCAAGTATGGTTATGGTGTTCTGCCTATTGATACATATAAAAAGGAAGTTGATGAACTTGTTCCACATGTGGAGCGCATGGATTGGGCATCACTTCGTGAAAGTTTAAAAGAACATGGTATCCGCAATAGTACTCTTATGGCACTTATGCCAGCAGAAACATCGGCACAGATTGCCAATGCTACAAACGGCATTGAACCGCCTCGTTCACTTATTTCTGTTAAGCAAAGCAAGCATGGCGTTCTAAAGCAAGTTGTTCCAGAGTTCCGCAAGTTAAAGAACAAGTATGAACTTCTATGGGATCAAAAATCACCAGAAGGTTATTTGAAATTAGTTGCTGTTCTACAGAAGTATATTGACCAAAGCATCTCAACTAATACTTCATATAATCCTGCTCACTATGAAGATGAAAAGATTCCAATGAGTGAGATGCTTGGACACATTCTTTTATGTTACAAGTATGGCATCAAGACCTTGTATTATTTTAATACTAATGATGGTCAGGGTGAAATTGATGTTTCTAAGTTATCTCAGGAACAACCATTGGCTGCTGCATTTGCTGCTCTTGATGATCAGGAAAACTGTGAAAGTTGCACAATTTAATTTGTGCAACAGTCACTATTTTGTTATAATTCATAAAGAGGTAAAAGATGAGCACAGTATTCAACGCAAATGACAAGAGCGATCACACAAAGTCGCTAGCATTTCTAGACCCAAACGGCGGTGTAAGTATCCAACGATATGATACACTAAAATATAAGCAATTTGATAAACTAACTGATAAGCAGTTAGGATTCTTTTGGCGACCAGAAGAAGTTGATATTCTTCGTGATGCCAAGGACTTCAAAGACCTAACGGAAAATGAACAACATATCTTTACAAGCAATTTAAAGCGACAGATTCTTCTTGATTCTGTGCAAGGTCGTGCGCCAGCAGTGGCATTTGGCCCAATCTGTTCACTGCCTGAATTGGAAACTTGGATTACTACTTGGACATTCAGTGAAACTATTCACTCTCGTTCATATACTCATATTATCCGTAATGTGTATGCTAATCCAAGTAAAATCTTTGATGAATTGATGGATATTCAAGAAATTGTTGATTGTGCTGGCGATATTACTGCACTTTATGACAAGTTAATTGAAATGAACAATTTTTATGCAGATAAGGAACATCCTGGATTTGCTCTATATGAACACAAGAAGGCACTTTGGCTTGCACTTATGAGCGTAAACATTCTTGAAGGTGTTCGCTTCTATGTGTCATTTGCTTGCTCGTGGGCATTTGCTGAATTGAAGAAAATGGAAGGCAATGCAAAGATTATTAAGTTGATTGCTCGTGATGAAAATCTACATCTTGCTGGCACACAGACACTTCTTAAACTTCTTCCCAAAGATGACCCAGCATTTGAAAAGATTGAAGCAGAGTGCCGCGAAGATGCTATCAAGTTGTTTGATGATGCAGTCAAGCAAGAAAAAGCATGGGCAGAATATCTATTCAAAGATGGTTCTATGATTGGTTTGAACTATCAGTTGCTTGCCGAATATGTTGAGTTTATTGCTAACAAGCGTATGCAAGCAGTTGGTCTTGGTCAGCCATATCCTACTAAGAATAATCCGCTGCCTTGGACACAAAAGTGGATTGCTGGCGCAGAAGTTCAGGTAGCACCGCAGGAAACTGAAATTTCATCTTACATTCAGGGTGGAACAAAGCAAGATGTATCTAACGATACATTCAAGGGTTTTAGCCTATGAGGATTGGTTTCACCGCATCGGCGTTTGATTTACTTCATGCTGGACATGTTGCTATGTTGCGAGAAGCCAAAGATCATTGCGATTATCTAATCTGTGGATTACAAGTTGATCCAACCATAGATCGTCCTACCAAGAATAAACCTGTGCAAACTGTTGTTGAGCGCCAAGCACAACTAGCAGCAGTTCGCTATGTGGACGAAGTTATTCCATATGTGACAGAAGCAGATTTAGAAGATATTCTAGCAATGTATCCAATCAATGTTCGTATTCTTGGTGAAGAATATCGTGATAAAGATTTTACAGGTCGTGATATTTGCAAGAAGCGTGGTATTGAATTATATTTTAATCGCAGAGAGCATCGTTTTAGCACGAGTGATTTGCGAAAACGAGTTACGGAAAAAGATACAAAGGAAGATAAATGATTACACTATATACGAAAGATAACTGCCCATATTGCGATGGAGCAAAGCACCTACTAAAAAGTTGGGGCGAAGAATATACAGAAGTTGATATCAACGATGAAGGTGTCCGTGATTGGTTAGTAGCCGAAGGACATAAGACTGTGCCACAGATTTATTACAATAACAAACTTTTAGTAGAAGGTGGTTATACAGGTCTAAGTAAACTGTCACTCAACGAATTACAGGAAAGAAAAAATGTTAATCTCTAAAACCGATAAGAATACCGTATACACATTTAAGACTGTCACTGGCGAAGAAATCATTAGTCGCGTAAGTGAAGAAAACGCAACTACCTATACTCTATTAAAGCCATTGGTTATGATTTCTACCCCACAAGGTGGGTTTGGATTAGCACCTGCAATTTTTAGTGTTGCACCCGCTGATCCAGTAGTGTTAAATAAAAGAGCAATTGCGCTCTCTGGCAAAACAGAAAGTGATATTGCTACTCAGTATCTTGCCAAGACGACAGGACTGACACTGGCAACTGCTTAAAGGATAATCAATGCCAATTCCAACCAAGATAGGAAATTTTAATACAGGCGGCGGTATTAACTTTATGGGCGATTATACCGTTATTATTAACGGTAGACCCGCCGCTCGTATCGGTGATATGTATACATCTCATCCAGGTTTTGGACCAACGCCGCATCCACCAAATCCTATTATTACAGGTGCTCCAAGTATCATCGTAGGCGGTAGACCGCTTGGTTATCTTGGAGTTTTTGAAGCATTGGGTCACAATGCTATTCCGCATGAAAGCGATGTTTTGATAGGTCCGATCTAATGGCGTTAGGAAATTATGCTAATGGAACAGGAACAATCACTTCATTTACTGGCAACGCCAATGTGTTTGGTAGTGGAACTAGTTTTGTTACCCAACTAAAACCTGGTTCAGTAATTGGTAATGTCGGCAATGTCTTTGTAGGATATGTAAGTTATGTGTTTAGTAATACAAGTTTATTACTAAGTGCTAATGCAAATTTAGCATTATCTAACACAAGTTTTCATTATCGTGCAGTAACGCCAAATGCTTATACATACACTTATTATACTACTGGCAATATTACCAGTAACATTTATAGCAAAACAGTAACAGGCATTGGCACAAAATTTACAACAGATTTAAGTTATGGTAAACAACTTTGGGTTGCAAATTCTGGTATTGGTCCAAACTCATATGTTGGAACAGTTGAATTAGTTACAAGCGATACTAGTGTTTATATTAATGCAAACGCACAAGCTAACATTGCAAACTTACAATATTATACAACACCAGTAACTTTTGCTACAAGTATCTTTGGCAGTGGAAAAGCATTTAATGAACCTAATCTTTTTGCTGGTTTATCATTAATCAATACTCAATTATTCAATTGGGTTCGCAGCGGATTACTTGCAAATGTTAGTATAGTTAATAACTATCATCCACCAATTCAAGATAGCGTAACTGGTGTCTTAGTTAATTTGCCAGCAAGTATCTATACAAGAACTGGTAATCTTGCTAATGCCAACACTTATTATTCTATTGGAAGTTCAATTCGTGCAGCATTTGCAGATTATATAATTCAAGATTTTGATACAAATCAAAGTGCACTTGGAACAGATTTAAGTTATGTGCATGATGGTTTGCACAACGGTGGCGAATTAAAATTTGCTGTATTAAATACTCCTCCGCAACTTTATATTCCGCCAGTAGATTTAATACCGCCGACTGCTGCTGATTCTGCAACAAAATTTGTTGGTGGCAATGCTATTCCACGAGTTACTGATGATTACAAAACTGCTTTTCAGTATTTCAGTGCGAATAGTCCATTAAAACAACTTCAAGATAATCCTGACACTAATTTAGCAATTAATCAAAATGATAGTTTACGACCACAACCTATTGCTCTCAAAAAATTAGTATCAACTGGTGCTCCTATTTCAATACCAGGTTTGTTGAACGCTCTTGCAGATACATATTATCCAAATGGTGTCGCATGGACACCACCAACATTCCATAAAACAAATGTGAGTTAACAATGCCAACGCTTAAAGACCCTACACTTACCACAAGCTTTATCGCAAGTCACGAAGGTTTCCAAGGAACTGCATATTATGATGTCAATGGTTATGCTATTGGCTATGGCAATCACTATTATGCTGACGGAACTCCTGTTCAACCTGGCGATACCATAAGTCAAAGTGATGCACAAGGTCTTTTACAAACATCAGTGAATAACACTTATGCTGCTGGAATTGCCAATCGCATTGGTGAACCAGCATGGGATAATATGACTCCTGAGCAGCAAGCAGCTTATGTTGATGCCGCTTATAATTATGGTCCTAATAGTTCATGTTTAGCTGATCCTGTTGCTGCTGCTCAAAGCGGCGACAGTCAAGCAATGTCTGATCAACTTGGTAGTTTAAGTTCAAATCCAGGTCGTCGTGCTGATGAAGCCGCGCTGATTAATGGTACGTATAATGGACAAGTTTCAAAAGGTGGACCAAGTGCAAATTTACCTAAGAACGCAAAAGGTGCAGCAACTGGCACTGGCGCAGGATGCGCTGGCGCTGGTCTTGGTATTTTAAGTGCTATTGCAGGCGCTGGATTGTTTAGTGGACTGGGGTTAGGATTAAATGGTGCACTTGGTGCGTTAACTGGTGCACTTGGCGCAACTGGGATTACTGGTGCAATGAGCGGAGCATTATCTGCGGCAACTGGCGCACTTACTGGCGGATTAGCGGGAGCATTGGGTCAGATTACTGGTCCATTAAATCAGCTTACCAGTGGCGCAATGGGCGCTTTAAGTTCTATTGGCAGTGGTATTCTTCCTAGTCTTACAGGTGTTTTACCAAGCAGTCTTACTAATATTGTGGGCGGAGCACTTAACGGTGCTGTTGGTGGATTGATTGGTCCACTTAATGGTGTGCTACAAAATCCATTAAATCTTCCTAATGCAATTCAACAATTTGGTGCGGCTGGTGGGTTAAATGGCATGATTAACAATGTTGCCAACAATATGATTGGCAGTGCCGCATATGGTGGAACTAGTGCATTTATGCAGCAGATTGGATTAACCAATGCGTATAGTGGCATTGCAAATAATGTGGTCGGTGCTGCCGCAGAAGCTGCTGGTCTTGCATTTGGTGCAAATACACCAGGCGGCATTGGCGCAAATTTCTTAAACAATAATGGCGTTGTTAGCTTTGGTATGAGTGCATTAACTAGCAATCTGCCAGCAGCAGCAAGTAACCTATCAAATCTTGGAACATTTTCAACTAGTAATCTGCTGCGTTTACAGCAACCAAGTAATGTTGCCAATCAAATTGTTGCGGCTGGTCTTGGTGGCGCAACAGGATTAACTCAGCAACTTGTTTTAAACAATATTCCAATTGCTGGTATTGATAATCCTCTACATGATACAAAAGTAAATCAAATTTTAACTAATATTACTGACCCTGCGGCACTTGGTGCTGTTAGCAGCAAATTTAATATTAGTGTTCCGTTGAGCAATTTAGGACAACTGACCGATTTTAATCATATGTGTCCAGATTTGGCAGCGACTAGCCCAAGCAAATCATTTAGAGATTTAGGTCAGCATTTTATTAGTCTCGGCATTACAAAATCAAAAACATTCCAAGAAATTGGTACAGCAATTAGCAAAACAGATGCTGGTCTTGACTTGAATCATTTAAGTCAAATGAGCACACCAATGTATAAACCCGCAGTAGATAAACTTTATCAAACTTGGGGATTTGGCGGCGGCAGCATTGGCGAATTAACAATGGCTGATTATATTGGAACGCCCGCTGGTTATGTTCACAATGACACGCTGCCAATTATCATTGCAGCAAACAATGATTTGATGAATACAACACAAGGTCAAGCAGTAAATGCGCTAGTTGTTCAACTACAAAAACTTCTTACAGGCGGTTATCATGTTCCTGGTAATGCTGGCGGTGGCGGACAACCTGCAAGTGCTGATAGCATTGTTATCAATGGCGTTACATATACCACATTAGATAGTGCTGTATTGGCATTAGTTGCACAGATTGAAACTGCTCTTCAAGCAGTAAAAGGTATAACTGATCCTGCCATTCAAGCAGCAATCCAAGCATGTGAACAAGCACATGCTGCAAGTTGTGCACAAATCTTAAAAGAAAATCATCATATTACTAACTTCGGTGTTAATTTATTTGAACCATATAATAGCAATAATCCAGTTAGTGCTTATGTATTTGCCGATAGCTTGCCTTATCATGGTCAACAAAATAACTATGGACAAATTGGTGACTACTTAGAACGAGTTGCAAGTGATAACATTTATGGCGATGCCATTAAGGGTGCAATGCGTATGGGACGCAATGCTGCTGCGCTAGAACCACTTGGCGTTAATGTAGAACGCTTTAAACTTCCACATAGTCAGTATTATCGCGATCCTGGTTCTTTTTATGTTGCAGCATATACTGGCAATTTACCAATTGTTCCTGAAAATCTTGCAGATCAATATATTCCACAAACTCCACAAGATATCTATGTTGATACTCGCAACACTGTTCTCATAGATGCTGGATTTGATCCAAGCAAGATGTTGCCAGCACAGGCCGATGAAACCTATTATGATTTACAATGGAATGGTACCAATCCACAAGTTCGTCAAAACATCGGCATGAATATGTTGAAGCAAGCTGTTGATAGTAATATCATTGTTGTTGGCAATCAGGCTTATATTATTGGACTAGACCGTACACAGATACCATTTGCAGAAATAAATGAAAAGGGATTAGTATTAACTAATAATGATACATTTGTTGCAACCCTGATGAGTATTCTTAATAAAATGCTTTATGGTGACATTGGAACAACAAAGTATGATAATCCATTTAGCACAGATCAAATGGTGTATGGTGTATTAGAAATGTTATCACACATTACACCATCTAATATTGATGCGTTGGGTTCAACCCTATTAGGCAGCATTAGTCTGGGCGGATTGTTAAGTAAATTTAGTGCAGTATTCAATCAGTTGATGCAAGTCTCTAATACTTCTATGGATCGTAATATTACGGCTCCTTGGGGTGGCAGTGGACCAGATGGGCAAACAACCACAATTACCCGAAAATAACCCTTATTAATGTTGTCTTATTAAAGTAATAAAACTTTTTAATTCATCATCTGTAAAGTTATTTTTTGCAAGATTCATGCCATACGCAACAAATTGAACATTGCCTTTTATATAACCTTTACTTGAATCTATTCTATCCAATGAAGCAGTTGTTAAGAATGTTTTATTTTTGTAATGTTTCATTTCAATTGGAACATTGGATATAGCACAGAATCCAGTCCATATAGACTTCAAGTGGTCTTCATCAATATCCATTTCCTTCTTTCTTTGCCTTGCTCTGTTCAGGAACCAAGTAAAATCACCTTTCTTATTATTGGCATTTCCTATACCATATTTGTTATCTTTCCATTTATCACTCAATTTCTTACTAATTTCTTGTCGTGTTTCTTGTGATAGATTTTTATTTCTAAAAGAGGTAGAACAAGATAATCCACAGAAAAAATAATCTCTTCCTTTTTTAACATGCCTATCATGTTCTCGTTTGTCTAACGAAAAATTTTTTTCACAATTTTTACAATTTAATAAAATCTTTGCCATAACTCTGCTCCACATTTATTTATCTCTGCTCCACAAATAACAAATAAAACCTTGACATAATAAAAATCCTATGCTATAAATAATATACTATCGTTGATAGCAATTAATAGGCGGGCAAGACGAGGCTTCGAGTGCCTCCTGGTCCACCAAAGATACATTAGTGGGTGTGAGTCCCACCCCCTCGTTAGGTCGAGGGGTTCGCACTATGGTTTGATGTATCTTTGATGGGCCAGCAAGGGATCGATTGACGTTGAAAAGGTTGAAGTAGATAGTGGGTTGAATGCCTTATAGTTCAAAAAATCGTAAATGCAAACGACAACATGGCATATGATCTTCGCCTAGCGGCTTGATCGGAGTTCGGTGGGAACTTGGCAACAGAATCCCACCACCCACTTTTTTATTGAGGGCGATGAATAAATTTTTATTATCTTTGGCACTTATTACAACGGTGAGTTATCCTGTTGCAGCCAAAGCCCCAAAGCCCCAACCACCTGTATATATTGAATCTCCAAGCGAGTGTGTCGCACAAGCCGTCAAGAATGAGGCTGGTGGCGAAGACTATGCGGGACAAGTTGCTATTGCATGGGTAATTCGCAATAGATTAGAAAGCGGCAAATTTCCCAAATCACCATGTAAAATTGTTTATGAAAAACGTGGCGGCGAATGTCAGTTTACTTTTATTTGCTTTCCGTTTGAACCCATTGACCAAGATAAAAATCGTGGAGATTTTTACAGCATGGCAATGATGGTATTATATTCAACCTATATGATTGATCCAACCGATGGTGCTCTATACTTTAATAATAAACCTTTTAAGAACAAACAGTTCAAGTTTATTAAAAAGATAGGACACCACTGGTTTTATAAGGATGCAAATTAATTAATAGACTGATTAGTATCACGAATATTGGTCAGTTTTTCAATATAGTGATCCATTCCATGATCATAAATTCCATCAAAGAATTGACCTTTACTCCATGCGCGTTTGCGAGCACGAAGCATATCTTTCCAACGCTGCCAACGACTTAACGGACGAATGTTGCCATAGAAGTTGATATAGCATAGCTGACCATGATGCTTGAATAGCAGCACTGGTGGTGGTACATGTGTGACCATATCATTGCAGTTTACAAAGCGATAATGCTCTGTTTTAATATCAGCAACATAATCAGCATTACCAAGACGAGGCTGTCCAAACGAAAGAAGTTTCTTTGGCTGATACCCAGCAAATTCTAGTTCTTGGGTGATATAAAGTGCCATTGCAGCACCAAGACTGTGACCAGTAACATATATATCTTTGCCCTTATTCTTCGCTGCCCAATCTAATACTGCATCAAGAATTTTTCTTGCTTCACGACGAAAACCTTCGTGAACCCATCCTTTGCCATGACGCTTTGGAATAGTATCAAGGTCGGCAAGTAAATCATTTGGCTGTGTAGGCTGTGTTCCACGACAAGCAACGATAACTTCTTTATCACTTGCGGCAACATGACCTTGTGCGCCTTCATTATCTAAAAATTTATATTTTGTAAATCCAAGAGCAGCATAAATGGCTTTATTGTCATCTTGATAGGCTGCGCTTGCTAATTCTGCCATAGTAACGGCTAATTCAGGTAGGCTTAAATCTGCTAGCATTGTTGATCCCCCACTAGACTAATATTTATTGGAATACTTTGTCATATATGTTGGGCTAAATATCATACTATCAACTATACATAGTTTTTCAACGATTCAATCATCGCATAGTTTTTCAACGATTCGATTAATCTTTTTAATTTCAATAAAAATATCGATCAATTAATCAAGGGAAAATTATGTTTAAAAAATTTATTACAGCCATCGCTGTGATGGCAGGTCTTACTATGGCCTCTGGCGCAAGCGCCGACAATGTTTATAATAGCGTTGCAACTGCTTATGTAACCACAAATATCTCACAAGATGTTGTTTTTGATAGCACTATGCAACAAGGTGGAACTTTTACTTTTAGTGTTCTAGCACATAATGGCGGCGGTCGTGCAGGACAAAGTGATACAGCAAATGTTAGTATCACATTCTATAATGCGCAAGGACAACAAATATCTACTGTATCTTCAAATTATTCTAACAATTTGCCTAATCCAAATGCATTGGGCGGCAATCCACAAGCTGATCCATCTGTGCCATGGACAACTTTAACAGTATCATCAACCAATTGTGGCGGAAGCTGTGCTAATGTGGCATATGCTGTTGTCAAAATGACTGGTATTGATGGAAGTTATTGGGCAGGTGACTATGGTCCTTGGTATCGTGCTCCAACATTTACTCTTAATGGCGGTGGCAATATGGTTTATAATCCAGAATTTGGTCCTTATAATGGAACCAATGTTCAGGGTTGGTCTGTAAGTCCAGCACTAGGTGCATGTCAAGGTGCATGGGGCGGCAGTAATGCTTGTATTGTTAATAATCAGGGCGTACCTGGCAGCAATACAGTAGGTCTTGTTGCTAACCAAAATGGCGGCGGACCAAGCGCAACTGGTGGCACAACAAACGGCGCTGCTGGCGGTTATAACTCTTCAATGAGTGTATCTAGTCCAAATGGCGCTCCTGCTGCAACCACAAGCACTAATACACTTGGAACTACGGTTACTGCTACGCTAGGTCAGTCAACTGATACCAGTATCACTAATAATGGAACTATTAATACTAGTGGAACAGATATGGGCATCTCTGCTACTTCTGCGTCTACTACTGCAATTACTAATGCTGGCACTATTACTACTAATAATGGTACTGGTATATCATCAGTGCAAGGAACTTCTACAACTGCAAGCGTTACTGTTAATAACAGTGGCACAATTAACGCTAATACAAGTGGAACTGCTACAAACGGAAGCAGCGCAGCACAGGGCATTGTAGTTCAATTCTCTGGAACTGGTAGCACAGGCACTGCAACGATTAATAATACATCAACAGGCAGCATCACAACTACTAATGGTGATTCTATTGTTATGATGGGTTATGGAAACAATATCCTAAACAATGATGGTTCTATTACTACAACTCTAACTGGCACAAATAGTATGCCAGGAGTGTTGATGGGCAATACTGCAATTATCAATAACAATGGAACTATTACAGGTGATGTTGGCGTTGATTATGTAAGTGCATTGACTGGTAGTAATATTAATAACCTTGCAACTGGCACAATTACTGGTAACAGTGGCTTGGCAATTATTGAGTTAGGAACAACAACTGGTGCATCTGTTAATAATTTTGGTATTATTAATGGTGATGTTCAATTATCTACAAATGGAACTTATAACTTAGTAGGAAATAGTAGTCAAGTAGGTGCTATTCGCACAACAGATGCTACTGGTTCTACTAATGTTAATATTGGTGTGAGTGTAGCACCAACAAATGCTACCTTACAAGGTAACATTGGTGATCTTGCCAATAC